TAACGGTGAGGAACACTGGACCACAACGAACTTGCTCGTTAACGCGAATTACCCCCTCTTTGTTAATAATATGATACCAGAATTTGCCAATCATAAGATTGTTATGGTGTGTAGCGAAAACGCGAACATCCAAGCACTCCCTTTTGATGTGGTAAAGGATTTTCGAGTCGGGAGAAACTGCATTGTCAACGATCATCACTTGATTAAGGAGATGTGTGAATGGGTGCAAAACAACGATATTCAAGACCACGTTTTTCTTTTTTCCGCCAGCAGTCTCAGCGAAATGTTGATTCACGAGTTATTTAATATCGCGGATAAAAACACATATATTGATATAGGCACTACACTGCATAAATGGATGGATTTGTCCCTTGAGCGGGATTATTTGAAGGCTTACTGGCTTGGTCAACCGTTGGGAGATATATATAAATCATGCGGCTAGAATTTGTTAAAAATGAACCGAAATACTGGGAGTTTATTCGAACATTGCGCAATAATAAAAGAGTTAAACATGGTTTTATTCAGCAGGAAGAAATCGATCCAGAGCAACATATTAGTTATATGATGACATATGGCCGGCGCTTTCATCTTTGCTTGGCAAATGGTGAGCCCGCGGGCTTTATTCGTGTATTAGCTGATGATATTGCAGTTTGTACTCATCCGGATTTTCAAAAGAGGGGCGTCGGAAAGTTTATGGTTAATGAGGTGATGCGTTTACACCCGCATGCGACAGCAAAGATCAAGCTTGAAAACGAAGCAAGCATTAAGTTGTTTGAGAGTTGCGGGTTCGCTAAAAAATATTATTTGCTAGAAAAGTGACCCTGTTCCTAATGACCAAAAAAGGGTTAGCAGTCTTACAAGCGCTAATCGACAACGACATGACTTCAATGGTGGATATGGTAGTCGGCGCGCGCGATCGATCAATTCAGAAAGATTACTATGAAGAAATTCGGGAACTTTGTAAATCTAACGAAATCGGCTTTTGGGACAAAAAGAACGTTCTCAACACCAATAGCAAGTATGCAATTGCTGTTTCCTGGCGTTGGCTTATCGAGCTTCCACATACAGAATTAATTATTTTTCATGATTCGTTACTCCCCAAATATCGCGGCTTTAATCCGTTGGTGTCCTGTTTATTAAATAAGGAAAAAGAGATTGGTGTTACGGCACTTTTTGCTACGGAAGAGTTTGACAAAGGGGATATAATACAACGCAGTGCAACAAAAATAACACACCCCATCAAACTTTATGAGGCAGTTGAGCTTATTACTAAGAATTATCAAACGCTAGCCATAGATATTGTAACAAAAATTAAAAATGGTGAGAGCCTAAATGCAATTCCTCAAATCGAAGAGCAAGCTAGCTATAGTGTTTGGCGTGATGAGAAAGACTATAGAATTGACTGGACTAAGGACGCAGAGTACATCTCTCGTTTTGTGAAAGCTTTAGGTATGCCTTATAACGGCGCGTCTTCGCTAATGGATGGCAAGCTCGTAAGAGTCTTGGCAGCAACCTCAATTGACGATGTCATAATAGAAAATCGTCATGCGGGCAAGCTTCTCTTTAAACACGGAGATCACCCGGTGGTTATATGTGGCCACCAGAATGGCTATGGTTTATTACGTATTACCTCGATGATTGATGAAAAAGGAATCGAACTATTACCTCTTAAAAAATATAGGGTGAGGTTCGAGTAGGTGTCTTAAAATTTTATTAAGTTTGTGAGATAATGATGTTAACGTTATTAGAGTAGAAGATGTTACATAACCCATATAAGATCGTTCAAATGTTTGAAGAAGAGGTAGCCCACTATACGGGCGCCCCATACGCTGTATCAACTGATAGTTGTACGAACGCCCTTTTTTTAGCATGCGCATATAACGACGTCAGCGGTCAAGACGTTATAATACCAAGACGCACATATTTGTCTCCCCCACAGTCCATCATGCAGGCCGGCGGCAACTTGGTATTCGAAGACGTCGAGTGGGAAGGAATATACCAATTTAAACCGTTTCCTATTTGGGATGCTGCCAAAAGGTTTACTTCTAATATGTATATTCCCGGCGCCTACATGTGCTTGTCTTTCCATATTAAGAAGCATCTAAAGATTGGCAAAGGGGGCATGATCCTGACTGATGACAAAGAGGCAGTTGAGTGGTTTAAAAGGGGCCGTTACGAGGGTCGCAGCCCGGTACCCTACCATGAGGATAACATTGAAGAGGAAGGATGGAATATGTATATGAGCCCAGAACAAGCTACAAGAGGATTAATGTTGATGCAGAATCACCCTGAAGACGTGCCCGACATACCGGAGGATCCTCCCTATCGCGATTTGACAGAGTTTGGGTTGTTTAAGGATGTGGAGGTTAGATGACGACGACCTGGATACCTCGCGATGGCTTTCCCGCGGGCGTTACGTATAAATACAACCCCGTCGATATAATCCAGCCGATATTGGACAATATTGACGAGAGTTGCTATTTGGAAATTGGTGTAGATGAGGGAAACACATTCGATAAGATTAATGCAACAGTCAAGCACGGCGTCGACCCGTACGGCGCCTCGCCATCGATTACTCACAAGATGACTTCTCAGATGTTTTTTGCTATGAATAAATACTTTTGGCATCATCAGTATGACGTCATTTTCCTTGATGGTTGTCATATGGCTGAAGTAATAATAGCTGAGATCATGCAAGCATTATACATATTGAAGCCACTCACCGGCGTGGTTGTTTTACATGATACTGTCCCCGTTAACGAAGAGGCCCAGCTTGTTTTAGAAGAGGATTATGAAGCATTTTTCAACAATGTGGTTAATGGCGAGAAAACTTTTCGACAAGGCACAAATGAGCGCACCTGGCGAGGCTACAATGGTGATACATGGAAAGCTGTAGCGGCTTTGCGTAGAATGAATCCTACGATGCCTCTGGCCACAGTCACCGCCGCTTGCACCACTGTGTTGTATCCGTTTTTAGACCAAATGGTATCGATACCTCCTTTGCCAGATTCCTTCGGTGAGATGAAGTTAGATTGGGATACGTATGTCGACCATGGTGAGACCATTTTAAATCTGGCATCATATGAGAACTTTATAGAAGTTAATACGCATATCTATGCGCGCCTCCGTGAGGCTTTAGGAGAAAAATGAACAAAAATATTTTTGTTGATTTTGTTGATGACATATATGTTGACGACGTAAGGGGGAAGGAATACGACATACTTTTTTTGTCACGTAACGACTCGTACGAGGGGGCGGACGCGCACGGCCTCTTTCAGATATTTAAATATTTCCAAGACGTTTTAGACGAGGACTGCGCCTTTGTTTCTATTTTCGAAAAACACATACACCGTCCCGATAATTATGTGATTTATGACTTGGAGAAGCAGAACAAAGTCACCCCAGGTTTAGTGGAACGGTTGCCAAAACACAAAAAACTAATAATGGGAGATAAAACCGATGTACCTCATGAGGTACTTTCTTTGATAATGCAAAAGCACAAATCGGACCTATTGTTGGTAACCATGGTTAACAATGCTCATACAGGGTTGTGCTCTTATCCTACTGACTATGGATGCGAAAAATATAAGCACTCCGCAGGGTGCTATAATTGTCCAGACCTCAAACAAAAGTTTATTGATATGCACGGCGCCAAAACTTACGAAAAAGGGGTCGGAAATTCGGACTTTCCTAACGAGCAATTTAAAATTCACAAGGAGTTTTTGGGGAAGCATGGCGCTCAAACCACATTGTGTGCTGTTTCTACGTTTGCTCTTGACCAGGCCGCGGAGAGTTTCCTATATAAAGACGTGCGTAAAGTCTTGACCCCTCTTAAAACGATAACACCACAACAATCCACCGCAAAAGAGATGCTAGCAGCACGTGCTGCCGGCAAGAATAGCGTATTAGAAAAGTTTACTGAACTCGCTGGCCATGGTCAATCTAATATTAAGAAAATTTGTTATTGGTCTGCCTGGGATCCATCGATGCCTCGCAAGGGTCTTGAGTATTATATCGAGGCATTACACATATTATGTAACAACTACCTGACGTCAGAAGAACTCCAAGAGATAGCGTTTGTTTTTTCTGGCCTTCCGGAAAAGATGCCATTTTTTCGTTCGTTTATTCCCCCGGGGGTCCATACACTTATATATCCCCTTTTTAGTCCTCAAATGGTTTCTGAATGTCTGTATGCGAGTGACTTGTACGCTTGTACAACACTCGAAGACGCAGGCCCGCGCACCATAGGGGAGGCTTTGGCATGTGGCACCCCGGTGGTTTCTTTTGATAGGTGTGTTGCTACAGATCTTATTGACGCAGACTGCGGTGCTTTGGTGCAAACATACGATGTGGACGCATACGCAGCCGCTATGGCGAAGGTGTTGAAAGGCACAGATGAGGAAGGGAGACAATATAGCGTTAACGCCTATAATTCCTTTAATAGATTTTATAATGATGACGACGTATCGACGGCCTGGTCAATGGCCCTAAATGGGGAATAGAATATGGTTACATACACTCAATTAGGAAATTTTGGTAGATTGGGGAATCAACTATTTCAATACGCTGCTCTGCGCAGCGTGTCACTGGAAACTGGTTACGCAATGAAAATTCCATCACCTGAGAACATCGTATGTCAAAACCAGACATGCCAACTCACAAGGTTTAACATAGAATGTGATTATCTGACGGACCAAGATTACCGATCCTTAAAATTTCGTTTCATGGAGCCCCATCACGCGGCATATTGGCCGCAAGTATTTCAGGTGGGCGATGATACAGACCTTTTTGGTTACTTTCAAAATTATCAATACTTTGCTAAGCACGAAAAAACTGTTCGTGCTGATTTACGGTTGAGAAAAGAGTTAGATGAATATGCAGAGGAATACCTAGCAAGCTTCAAGACAGGGAATGAGAAGATCGTGAGCGTGCACATACGGCGCGGCGATCTAACAGACGGCACCAATCCTGATTACGCAAACTATTATGGACCTGCAGATACGTTGTCTGAAGAGAGCATTTTTGGCAGATATTTCTTTAAAGCCATTGAACAGTTTGATAATATTAATTGTAGATTCTTGGTATTTTCAGGAGGCAGCCGCGCAGGAATGAGTAATAACCAAACAGATGTTGCTTGGTGCAAGCAGAATTTGGATGAAGGCAAATTTTTGTTTTGTGAGGAACAAACAGATATGCAGGATTTTGCAATTATGAAGAATTGTGATCATCATATAACCACACACATGACCTCTTTTGGTTATTGGGCTGCATTTCTAAATGAAAAAGAAGGCAAGAAAGTGATTGCACCAAAAAATTATACTGTACCTGATGACGGAAGAGTAGAAAACGGGTTTTACCCCGATAGATGGGAATTGGTATGAGTGGATTAAAAATGGAAATATCCAAATGGTTGCACGACTACCTAGAGCAGAGCGGATTAGGTTGTTTTGTGATAGGTGTTTCAGGAGGCGTAGATTCTGCTGTTGTTTCCACTCTGTGCGCTCAAACTGGATTAGAGACGCTTGTCTTAAACATGCCAATAAACTCTAAACCAGTCAATACTGGCTTGTCGGAACTACACTGTCAGGAGTTGACAGAGAAATATTTGAATGTGTCTTCTTTGAAGATCGATGCTACCGACGCGTTTGATTCTTTCCTTACCGGCGTCACGGACCACCTTGGTACGAGCAAGTTAGCTGAGGCTAATTCGAAGGCGCGCATGAGAATGATGATACTTTACTACGCCGCGGCAAATAACAAAGGAATCGTGGTTGGTACCGGGAACAAAGTGGAGGACTTTGGCGTTGGTTTTTACACCAAATACGGAGACGGGGGTGTGGACGTAAGCCCGATAGCAGACCTTACAAAAACTCAGGTACGACGACTGGCGAAAGAACTGGAAGTGAACCCAAGGATCATAGCAGCGCCTCCCACTGATGGCCTGTGGGAAGATGACAGGACTGATGAAGAGCAAATTGGGGCGTCTTATGAAGAGTTGGAATGGGCTATGGAAACCGAAAAAGCCCCAGAGGATATGACGGGAAGAGAGAGAGAGGTTCTTGAAGTCTACAGACACTTCAACAAAAGAAATTCCCATAAGATGAACCCAATTCCAATTTTCAGGTTGAATGTATAATGCCTATGTTGATGGAAGAGATCAAGGACTATTGGAATAAAAGGCCTTGCAATATCAAGCATTCGGATAAGAGTATCGGCACCAAAGAATATTTCGACGAAGTTGAAAAAAGAAAATACTTTGTCGAGCCGCACATCCCCCAATTTGCAGAGTTTGAAAAATGGACGGCTAAAAATGTTTTAGAAATTGGGTGTGGCATTGGTACCGATAGCATAAACTTCGCTCGAAATGGTGCCAACTTAACAGTTATCGAGTTATCTCAAGAGAGCCTAGATCTGTGCAGGAAGAGATTTGACGTGTACGGGCTACAGGCGAACTTTATTCTAGGAAATGCAGAGAACTTGTCAGAGCTATTAGAGAATAACAAGATTAAAGACAAGTTTGACCTTGTTTATTCATTTGGTGTTATACACCACTCTGAGTATCCACAAAAGATAATAGACAGCGCCCACAGAGTGCTGAAGAAGAGTGGAGAACTTCGGCTAATGGTTTATGCTAAGTATAGCTTTAAGTTGTTTGATTTTATGTACCAAAGCGAAACAGTTGATTTTTCCAAGTCCAACGAAGTTATACAGTACTATGCCGAAGCGCAATTAAATTGTCCAAGAGCAATAACATACACGCGTTCCGGGATGGAAAAGATGCTCTCGGATTTTGAAATTTTGGAACTAAGAAAGGACCACGTTTTTAAGTTTGATATACCAAATTATATAAATAAAAAATATGTGGTGAGGGATGAGTTTAAGAACATGACCTCTTTTCAATATAAAGAGATGTGTGAAGAGATAGGTTGGCATTTTTTAGCGAAATGTAGGTTGAAATGAGTATGAAAAATATATCGGTTATTGGCATTGGAAAATTGGGAATATGTTTTTCCTTGACTCTAGAAAAGGCTGGCTATAATGTCTTGGGTATTGACATTAACCAAGAACACGTCGATAAGATAAATTCAAAAACACTCAATAGTGATGAAGAAGGAGTCGAGGAACTTTTACGGAGCTGCAAAAATTTTAAAGCTTCAACGAGTATTAAAGAAGCATTACGGTTTTCTGATTTAATCTTTGTAATCGTTGCCACCCCTTCCTTAGATAACGGCAGATATGATCACTCACAAGTAGATTCTATTATCGAGGAGGTAAAATCTCACGGCACCGTGAACAACAAGCATTTTGTTGTTTGCTGTACTGTGATGCCTGGATATTGTGAAAAGGTTACGGAAGAGATCAGCCAATACGGCTACACCGTTAGTTACAATCCAGAGTTCATAGCACAAGGTACAATCATCAAGGATCAGCTAAACCCGGATATAATACTAATAGGAGAAGGGACGAAGGAAGCGGGTGACTCACTACAAGGGATCTATGAAAACATTACCAAGAGTGAGCCAAGGTTCAATAGGATGTCCTGTACCGAGGCTGAGATAACAAAAATTGCGCTAAACTGTTTCTTAACAACCAAAATATCATATGCTAATATGGTTGGTGATATCGTTAAGAGTTATGATGGAGATCCGAAGGTTGTTTTAAAAGCAATAGGTGATGACAGCAGAATAGGTTCTAAATACCTGGGTTACGGGTATGGATATGGAGGCCCCTGTTTTCCAAGAGATAACCGTGCTTTTGCTCTTTGCGCAAAAGATAAGGACATGAGTGCTCTGATAAGTGTCGCTTCGGACGAAGTTAATGATCGGCATCTGGACTTTCAAATAGAAGAATTCGTCCAAAACAACGATAATAATGAACAGGTGGTATTCGAGTGCGTGACCTATAAACCAGAGTCAATAATGATTGTCGAATCTCAGCAACTAGCTTTTGCAGCAGGGGTTGCTAGAAGGGGTTTCAACGTAAAAATTAGAGAAAGGAAAGCAGTCATTCGGAGCGTTCTTGAGAAATACGGTGATTTGTTTGAATACGAGGAGAGATAAGATGAACAAAAGAATACTAGTCTGCGGCGCCGGCGGCTTCATCGGTGGAGCTATGGTAAAGCGGTTAAAGTCGGAAGGTCATTGGGTTCGCGGTGTGGATGTCAAAGAACATGATTATTTTAATTGTAGTGAATTTGCTGATGAATTTATTCTTGGAGATCTCAAGGATCCCAGAATCTGTGATGAAGTGGTTACTGACGACATTGACGAGGTATACCAATTCGCAGCGGACATGGGCGGCGCCGGGTTTATCTTTACAGGAGAGAATGACGCGAACATAATGCATAACTCTGCATTAATCAACCTTAACATTGTGGGTCAGTGTGTGAGTAAGGGTGTAAAGAGGGTGTTTTACTCGTCCTCTGCTTGTATGTATCCTGAATATAATCAAACGGATCCGGATAACCCCAAATGTGTTGAGGACTCCGCCTATCCAGCCTCACCCGACAGTGAATACGGGTGGGAAAAACTCTTTAGCGAGCGTCTTTACATGGCCTTCGCTAAGAACTACGGCTTGACAGTTCGCATTGCTCGCTATCATAATATCTTTGGCCCGGAGGGGACATGGGATGGCGGCCGCGAAAAGGCCCCCGCCGCTTTCTGCAGAAAGGTCGCCCACGCACCTGATAACACAGAGATCGAAGTGTGGGGGGACGGTAAGCAAACTCGGTCCTTTCTTTATATTGATGAGTGTCTTGATATGACACGCCGCCTAATGGACTCTGATTTTATGGGGCCGGTGAATATTGGTTCTGAGGAGATGATTGCCATCAATGAGTTCGCGAGAATGGCCATTGAAATATCTGGTAAGGATTTGGGGATAAAAAACATTCCAGGCCCCGAGGGAGTCCGCGGCCGCAACTCGGACAACACTTTATTCGCTGACAAAGTCGGGCCGATAGAGGCTCAAGCACTACGAGTGGGAATGGAAAAAACCTATAAATGGATTTCTGACCAGATTGAAAAGTAGTGAACAAATTTAAAAAAAACAGTATAATAAAGAGATGAAGCTGGTGGTAATAACTGGATGTGCGGGCTTTATTGGTTCGTATGTAACAAAAGCCTGTTTGAAACGTGGTTGGCAAGTATACGGCGTAGACAATTTTACATATGCTGGTAGTCGTCATTTTGTAGAAAAAATGAGGAAGAAATATGACAACTTCTTTTTCAAAGAAAAGGATATATGCGAACTTAAGCACATCCCCGATTGCGACTATGTTATCAACGTTGCCGCAGAAACTCATGTTGGTAACAGCATTGTGGACAGTACTAATTTTATTAGCTCGAACATAAACGGGGTTAAAAACTTATTAGATTTGATAAAAATCAAACCCAACAACGTGCAACAACCACCAGTATTTTTCCACTTCAGTACCGACGAAGTTTATGGCGATATTCTTGAGGGCGCCCACACAGAAGAGGATTTATTGAACCCGAGTAATCCATATTCAGCATCAAAAGCGTCAGCAGACCTACTCATCAAAGCTTGGGCAAGGACGTATGACATAAAGTATAACATCTTGAGACCTACAAACAACTATGGTATAAGGCAATATCCAGAAAAACTGATCCCCCTGTCGGTCAAACTTCTGCAGCGCTCGAAGAAAATTAGGTTGCACAATAATGGGGAACCGATCCGGAATTGGCTACATGCTAAAGATACAGCCAACGCTGTTTTGACGATAATCGACTCTGGGAAGTGTAACGAAATCTATAATGTAGCGGGTGGGTTTGAGCAAACCAACTTAGAAACAGTTCAGAAGATTATTGCAGCCTATTACAAAGACGAGCCGTCACGGCCCCTGTTATGGGAGGATTGTATTGATTTCTCCCATTCCAGAGAAGGCCAGGACGTCCGGTACGCTTTGAACGATGGTAAACTTCGGAAACTGGGTTGGAAACCAGAAATCAATTTTGACAAACAAATAGAACATATTGTTAGGTTCTATAAGAAAACATTTACATGGTAAAAGGAAAAAACAATGAAATTATCTAGCCAGGCAATGGGTGCTGTAATGATGGCACTACAAAAGTCTTTAATGGAGCAAAGCGATATTGTGCCTACATTAGAGAACTTTGAATTTACAAATTCTGAGGAGGGGCTCGTCGTCACCAATCCACCTTTGGTAAAGTTTGACGAAGATTTCGATGATGCTCTGCATGAGAGCGCGGGCGACGAACCACTAGAAGATTGATGCCTCGGTACGACTATAAGTGTACCAAATGTGATAAAATACTCGAAGTAATACTGTTAATTGGGGAAAAACCACAGATATGTAGTGAGATAACCGAGTGTTCTGAAAAGGCCGAGATTATTAAGATTTTTAGTGTCCCGAAGATATTTCGCCCCGATACAAATGACACGGCAGGTACCCGGGTTAAGCGTTTTATCGAGGATTCGCGACACGAATTAAAAGAGCAGAAAAAAGATATGACTTCACAAGAACATGTGGTTGAACCCAATGAATGAAATTTATTTATATATAGCTATAGCATCAAGCACCGTAGTCAATATGTTTTTGGTTTGGTATTTATACCAGATGTTAGCGAAGTTTGGGTATTTGAACAACAATGTGAGCAATCTAAGATATAACATTGTAGCATATGCGTCCCATCTTAAAAAAATATATGAATCAGAAACTTTCTATGGTGATCCTACATTAGAAGGGTTGTTGATACATAGTCGCGAGATTAAAGAGAACATCGAAGACTTCTGTAAAGTCTTTAATATAGAGGATGAAGAGAATTTTGATGAGTGGGAATGGTACCAATATGGCACCGATCAAGAGGAGGAGATCGATGCCAAAGAAGGGAACTAAGAGATATTATTTCACAAAAGAGCACGAAAATGCTGTTGTGCAATATGCATCGACAGAAAGCTTAGAAGTTCGCACAGAATTATATATACACTACATCGAGCCAGCTTTTAGCGAGATGGTCGACAAAATTGTTTACACGTACAAATTTACGAGCTTGCCAAATATCGAAAGTTTAAGTGACGAGTGTAAGATATGGCTAACAACAATCCTAGATAAATATGATCCAAACCGTGGGTCGAAAGCGTTTTCGTATTTTAGTGTTATTACAAAAAACTGGTTTATTCATAAAGTAAAAAAGACTGCACAACAAAACAAGCGTGAAGTTTATTTTGAAGATATATCAAAGAATTTAGAGCACACCCACTTATCGGCAGCTATTGAATATCCGACCGACCGTGAGAGAGATGAGTTTTGGGAGCACTTGTGGGAAGAGATTCAGGGTTGGGATCTCGGACCTAACATGAAAATAAACGAACGTAAGGTTTTTGAAGCTGTAAAAATTTTACTTTCTAACTCCGATGACATTGAAATTTTTAATAAAAAGGCTATTTACTTGTATATGAGAGAATTGACGGGCCTTAACACAAAACAGGTCGTTAACAACCTCAACAAGATGCGAGAAAAATACCGGGTATTCAAAAAGAAATGGGACGCAGGAAAGATCTAGATTTAGAAGATAGGCTAGAAGAAGCCGTTGATAATGTGAGGAGGGACAGAAATGTCGTTAACTCTCTTTTGGTCGACTTGATTATGTACATGAAGAAGGATACTTCCGCCCACAAAGATTGTGGTATGATTGCATCTAAGTACGTTGAAACTCTCCAGCGATCCAATGAACAGTTGGTTAAAATTACGAATCTTCTTTATAAAAAAGATAACGTTATCCAGGGTTTTACTGATCTGGACAAGGACGCACTCTTTGATCTTATTAAAAGTGACGAAGAGCCGCCCGAGGACGACTGATGGGGCAGAGAGGCAAAGCAGCGACCGGTAAGACCAACCTTCCTTTTTACCAGTCTAATCCTAATCTAGCACCTGATCTCGTTCTGATCGATGTTGATAACATCACTGAAATTACATACTTACGGGAACTGGTCCAAAAAGAAATTAATCCTAACTTGATTAATACAGCCGGCAATTCGTTTAGCGCCTATGTTGTACGTTATAACGACTCCAACAAGCCTGGAGCGGCCGCTGCATGCGGCCCCGTCGGCGGCACTGGCGTTGTTTCATATGAATCAGACTTCGGCGCAGAGTTACCTCCCAACACTGTTAACGCCATAATACCAGAATTGTGTATTGGGTTACCGCTTCCGAACCGAACAGTACAAGCCACAACACCGCCCACGATCTCTGACCTGTGTAATCAAAACCTCGCGGCCGCAGAAAAATTATGTAATATTGCTCCTGTGTTCGAAATCCCCAATAGTTTTTCTGAAACTATTCGCCCGGGCAACTTTGTGCAAGTGAGTCTCTATGATAAGAAATTTCCCTCCCGCGGCGGCACCGTGCTTGATGTAGTAAAGAACAAGAATGGTGAAGTGATCATGAACCCGCTCGTATCGCGTTCCGAGAGAGCCCTCCAGGTTACCAAGTGCCCCACGTCACCTGCCGCAGGGAAAAATGCAACCGGAGACAACCCTCATCCCCCTACAGACCAGCCCGCCGGAGCATCTACTGAAGCTTATGGTGGTCTTCTTATCATGAAGAAATACGGGTTGCTAGATAAATTTGGAGAACGCCGGAAGCGTCCATTACCGCAGTCAATTGTTTATCATATGACAGGCGCCCCAGCGAAGTGGCAAGGAACTGTGCGGGTCCTGAATGATAGGGGTGTTTCAACACATTATGAAATTGATCGCAAGGGGATTGTGTATGAATATTTAGATCCTAGCGAAATTATAGCTTATCACTCCGGCAAAGGCAATAACACCCTCTCTATCGGAATAGACCTGAGTCACAATCCAAGGGTACGCGAGAATAGTTGGCCTGAAAAGCAAATTAAAGCCGCAAAGATGCTAACGGCATATCTTTGCAAGAGGTTCTCGATTACACCAAGTGTTGCTCCACCGCGATGTGGGCCTACCACCACACGTCAAGGGTGGCCAACTGGGTATAGTCAAGAGGGGGATTGTGAAAGAAGTAAAAAGAAAGTCCCTCAACTGATAAAGGAGGGCTATACTCTGTTACGCCATAACAACTGTGCTTCAAGACCATGCCCTCTTGATTTTCCTATCCATCTGATGGTGCCCACAGCTGCTGAGATGGGAGCTATCGCTGTAGCAGACGAAACAGTTCCCTCTGAAAATGCTTGCGCCGCCGGCTCTCCCGGCGGCCAAAACGCACGTAAGCAACCAGCAGAGACGCGTCCCCAAGGCGCCGGAGGTAAAGTAGTATGAGTACTCAAGAAAAGGCTGTTAAGCCTCCTAACAACCCTGCAATCAAGGAACACAACCGACAACAAACTGAGTGTGGTGATGAGGGATATAAAAGAAATGTGTTTTGCGGATCAGGACCCGCGGGCCCACGTCCTACTTACATTGAACGGGATTGCGAAAATAAACCCCCCCTTAAGAACAATTATGGTTCTTACATATGTTTGACCAAAGACAACATGGGTTCGAGAAAGCATGGGTATGGGGGCAAAGGTGACACCAATTGTGCTGCTATAGACTTGGTCGTCGGCCGCGGCGCATGTAAAAATGTTGGGAATGACAAGACGGTCGACCCGCTTCCGATGGACGATGCTGCACGTATATACATATCTGAAAAAGCGGATATTGATGAATATTTCAAGCTTCCGAATGGTGGTATTGGAAACGCAAAAACACGTTCAGCGATACTTCTTAAGGCTGACGGTGTCAGGGTCGTTGGCAGAGAAGGCATAAAATTGGTAACCGGAGTAGCCACGGCTGAAGAAAGAAATTCACAAACCGGCGAGTGCGCCCGCCATGGCATTGAATTAATCTCAATGTATGAAGACGGTCTAGATAAAAACGGGATCCCGCTCCTCCAACCACTCGTTAAAGGCGACAATCTAGTTGCAGCTTTGAACAAGATCGTGGCCGATATTGATTCGCTGGGAGAGATGGTGGGCCACTTCTTAAGTTCTCAAGTCGAATTTAATTCGACGGTGGCAAATCACATACACATTAGCCCTTACCTGGCTTCTGTAACCATAGCAACACCGATGACAACGGTAGCGGGGATTCTCCAGATGAAACATCAGGTAGGAAAGTCTATCCCGGATCTGGTTAAAAATAAGCTCATGTTTAAAAGTGTGAAAACTAATTACTTAAGCCCTTCTGGTACCAAGTACATTCTAAGTCCTATGAACAAGACAAACTAAAATGACAAGAAAGCTAGGTGATCTATTACCAAAACCGGGCGCCCAAGGCGAAACCTGGACTAGGAGTGAGCAGGCTTCTTGGGAAGAGGCCGGCTCTCCAAACCCCGGCACGCATGCGTTCGAGGAATGGCAAAGCATATACGCCGATGAAGGCCCGCCATCTGGTTTGCAAAGGCTAAGCCCAGACATAGCCCATTCTGCAAAAGAGGGCGGAAACATTATGGCACTGTTAGAACGGGGGTTTAAGCCCGGGATGCCTGCTTATGCCGAGTGGAGATACAAGTCTGTAGCGCTACTGAACGCGGCCCAGCGCCGTTTCCAGGAACAGAACGGCCCCATCACTGGTTCAGACAGCACCCCTGGCTTTATCGACAAGGAGCTTCGCACCGACCCAGAAGCTTCAATTAAACTCCTAGAAAATACGTATGCTATAGCAGAGAGCTCTTTTGAAGCACAAGCATTTACTAAGTGGGCCGCTCAGGATACCTCTATCGGAGACTCTCTTGGGTTGGAGGACTCCACAGCCCCCAATCTCATGCCCTCCCCAAATGACATTACTGGTGAAGCGAAAGATCGTATTGTTGGGCTTATCGGCGCCGTCAAAGGCAAGAGAAATGACTTTAAACAAAACGATCCGGCCGGCGAAACCCCTTTTGAATGGTGGAAAAAGCCTACCTATGAGCCATGGCTCGATGCAACATACAATACATATAATGTAGTCGTCACAGCTGATGGAAAGGGCACCGCCGAGATATTCGTACCTTCCATGGGTCTTGAAGCAGCCGGAACTATAATCAATATTGATAAATATCTACGCGCGCTTAAAGAAAACCCAGAGGGGCGGTGGTATGGCCCCCCTTCCCCAGGGCCTGGAATATCTTTGGAATCATACCAAGATTTCTTATTTAAGGGTATCAACGAAAATGGGAGACTGCAGCCAGCACAAAACGCCCCCGAAGTCGCCCCGATTAAAAAAGCAGCGGTTAACCTTTTATTGAAGCATTTTGACAAAGAGGGCATTGGCAATTTTGAGATACTCCAAGCCTTGTCAAACAAGGCTGTCATTACTAACTATGCTCCGGGCCCTCGTGGTGTGGTCTTCAAGGTTACTATCCATCGTGTTTATCTAGACATAATTGGCAAGAACATCCGTGATAAATCTGCATATGAAAAATTGTTTGGAAAAGGGTCCTATTACAACTATTTTTGGGAACAGAACATACCGATAACCAGATTTCAGAAAGATTTAGCTGATTTTAAACAAACGATGACGGAATTGGACGCCGAGTTGCGGGATTGGAAGGCACAAGGAAATATAACAGAGCCGGAGGATTTTTCTTTTTCTCAGGAATATGATAACTTTGAGGCATTTATCAAAGTTGACCAAAAATCCACTACAAGCCTCGGAGGCGCCGTTGGGAACTATTTGTCTCAGAACGAGATACATTTTACTCCCAACGAAATAAGTCTAATTTATGATGATTTATATTTGTTAAAGGGTGTTGTAGTCCAGTCCCCTGCTAACTACGTAGACCAGAGATTCCCCTGGCGCCCCTTGGAACAACAAATACCTCTATTTGTAGGATTTGAACGATTTGCCAACCTCCCAGCCTCCTCGGCAAAGCATGTTTCTTATTTGGCAAACATGTCGAGTATCGTAGACGCTCAGCGCAACAAGAAAGGGTTTGCATTCATAGCAAAGCAGTATATCGTACCTCGGCCAAAGTTCATCGAGTTCATGGAAGCAGAAGAGTCACCCGGGATAAAAAGTCTTCAGGAACTCCAGAGAGAAGATAGGATGCTCCAGGATCCGATCATACGTTCACAAGTATATGAACGTGCCAAGAAACGCAAATACAACCCAGGTGATCCTACCTTTACTTTTTTGGATCGTACTGTTGAACATGTAACTTCAATTGGCGATGCTTACGATGTATTTTTAAATCGTTACGGTCTTGAGTGGGTTGCAAAACAGATCCTCGAATGTTTGATGAACATCGTGGGCTTGGGTTTCACGTGCGAGACGAGACTGCAGATGGTCTTAGAACACTTGGGTGTTGAAGAATTCCGTGCTAAAGTCCTGGTACCATATACACAGTGGGCGTCTAGTGTCGGGGGCCAGGTCGTAAGTTCTTACATGAATACGTACACTGGGGTGGGCCAGACGATTAACCAGCTTGTTCGCTTCAAAGAAGAGGATTACTATTTCAACCTTTATCTACTTGAGAATCCACCACCTGAACAGACACCAGAAGACCGTCGGCTCTTGCTGTTAGCGAATAGAGAACTTGAACAAGAGATCCAAGGCCTAAGAGATACTCAAAAGGATTATCGGAACCACGCCGGCGGCTTCGTGGATTCGGCACAATACTTTGAGCGGCTTAACGATGTCTTCACGATTGACGAATTATGCGAGGTGCTGCGCGAATTACTTGATGCTATTATAGAGTTTTTAACTAATCCTGAATTTACATTGTCGGATTTCAAGTTTCCAAGACTTATTCCCACCTTAGATTTACCTGAGAAGTTCCCCACAATAAACTTGTTTGAGGCGATTGCTCGCATAGCTGAAGAGGCAGTGTGGACAGCCCTTGAACAGATAGCGGTGAAGACCACTTTAAAAATATTGGGTTTGATATCGAAGATATGTAATGATTTGAAGTTAACAGTTAATGTTGGGTGGCCGTTTGATGAAGATTTTGTCCCTTCTGATAACCCCTCCATCCCTCTGTCCAAAGACGATTTAAGAAATTTGTTGAATGACCTGTTTGGCGACACAGAGACACCCTCCTCACTAATGGGCCCTCTAGACGAATTGTTGGGAGCCTTTGGTGATGAAACGGATCTTGTTACTGCACTAGAGAATATTTTAGACCAGATTACGAGTCAGATTAGCAGCGCAGAACTATGCCAATTGATTGGAGGAACTGCCGGAATAGAGTTGTTAAGAAAGGTAAAGGCAGCCTTTGACGAAGTACCGGTACTTAAAAATACATTCACTGATACCGATAGAATAGCAGGGTTCTTCAAAGCCGCTGGCCAGCTTGTTAGCCCAGACTTTTGTGATGCATTGTTGGATATTGATGATGCGATGATTGAAGATTTGTGTGATCTCCCACCGGGGACACTCTTTGACGCGTGGCAACAACGAGGAGGTACCTCAATTGACCAGTTAAGGGATGAGCTTAAAGATTTGATGGACGAGTTGGCTAAGCAGTTAGCGAATGATGGCAATCATAACGATGCAGTTGCGCCTCTTATCGACGAGTGCACTCCGCCACCACCAGCCCCTGGACAGCCTGCAGCCCCCGGTTCGCCGCCCCCGGTTGTTGACTGGAAGAGGGTACCAGTAATAGAAAACGCCAATAACGTTGCTATCGAGACATTCTACCATGATGTTAACGCACGCTGGGTTCATGCCGCTCCGCAGCTGCTGAAGAACTTAAGCAACCCGCAGATCGCGGTCAATTATGACCCCAACGGTCCCGTCAACGAAGAGGGCCAACCAATGACGTGGACTAATCACGTTCAACGTGTTTATAAATTCACACGTCAAGACGACATAACGATTGAACAAAAGCTTCAGTTACATCAAGACGCGATCGTGGACTACACCAGTGGGTTCACTGGCATCGGCGAGCATGCCGGGGCGGCGGCTTGGCGGGCGTACGCCATGCCGCACGGTCACACACCCATCACAAATGACGCGGGGGATCTACTGCCCCCGGCCCCCGGGCTGCCGGAGCGGCCAGCGCGAACCCCTGTGCGCCTCCTGGAGGTCAACCCCGCCGATGTCGACGCCATCGCCATCGCAGCGCTTGACCGAGAATTAATTACCGAACACATACGTAAATGGCATGTGTGGTCGCAGATCGAGGAGTTAAGAGAGTCGCTTGGCGACACATTTGTCCAACTGGGTCCCCCCGCCTTACCCGAGCCAACCATGGACATATTAATGTCTCTCGTGGCGTGGCCACGCACGATTGAGAGAACCAGGGAAAAGTTTCCTACGGGGATAATAGCACCCCCCGTTCGAACTATATATACACGCCCCCACGGCCAAGGCCCGTATACTATTTTAGATATGGCCTCCGCTTTCTTAGCGGTAATCCCGGGCCCTGACGATGTGGTGATAGAATTCCCCGGCAATTTAGATTATGGAAGCAATCTTGAGGGGCAGACGATAATTTATACTGTTTCATCACCCCAGGCCGAGGGGCTTGTTCCTATGGACAAATTTTATAATCTTGCCAGCGGTGAAGACAGATTTTCTCTGTATGAAGTTAATGGTTCTTTTGTTGAGGAAGGAGTTTCATATGATAGTCAACTCCAAACAAATAGAACAACATTTGCAAGCGCTCTTGATTTTAAGTATCCGGCAAAAGATTTCGTTAACACTCTGGCCGATAAAGTACAAGACGGCTTTCGACCAGCGTCAGATTTGATCAATCCTAGTATTTCAGGTTTACGTATAAACGCGTCACCTCATATATCGATCTTAGACCTTGCAGACGACACAAATCAATATGATGGTTTCCAATTGAATTATGAACGCACCGTGTCGGTTGGACAATATAAGATAGAAGAACGCGGCACTGGCGCCCCAGGCTCCCTTACGGGGATCGAAAAGTACAGCACCGTTTATCAAGATTACCATAAAGACTCCTCCGCTTCGCCTTTAAATAAAACCCTCATGTTTGCTGAATTTTTAGGGAACGCGGTGAGAGGGCAGATACCTAATGATGACCTCGATACTGTTGCTTTAGCACGCCAACACCCCATCGGCACCCGCCGGCTGTATGCCAACACTGTATCTAACATGATGGGGAATGTTTTCCAGAACATGATCTTTTCAACCAATGGCGAACCCAACCCGTTTTTCGCAAATCCTTCAGAATTATCTAGCTTGGAGGTCATACCGTCTTCAAACCAAAGAGTCCAGCGCGCCCGGGGCGTTATACCTGTTAGTGTGCATATGTCCGATGACACCATCTCGCGGGTTTTTGTGAAAATGGGCTCCAAGGAGGCCAACGAGATCGCAGCACTTCCTGGTTATGCCGGCCCCGATATAGGCTCGTCGGCTCCCCGAGGCGATCTTCTTTCGCTTGACACCATCAAAGAGAAAGTCAAAAATGATTTTCTATCAAGCCCTTTCTGCGAGGATCCGGACGATCCTTTTGCTAACAAGAATTTGTCCCAACTTGAAACTGCAGCCATGGCCGGCGTTGTATACTTGATTTTACGTGTTTATACTTTAGAGTTTTTATTGAAAATTGCCCCTGTACTGGTTAATTTTAGAATAAGCGACATTTTTAAATCAAACGTGGCGCCATTATATATAATCCAGAACCTTAAGAGCGACATCAGTCAAGACGATGTTTATTATTGTGAATTCAAGAAGGGTGTTGATAAAATTATTAGTGGTATGGAGAAGAAGGGAGAAAGCTTTACGGACCCGGTGATGGGCGTTACTATCGCTCCAAATGCCAACACAGCCACTTTTGAAGAGAAATTGGTTTTCTTATTGAAAAACCAAATTTTGGAACTCGAAAGGGAATATAATTATATTATTGACTCCCACAAGCGAGCGCGCCAGCTAGCCCGCGGCAGCGAGATGCCCCCTGAATGGGTGGATGTGGAACACAAGAGTATAGCAGAATCAGTTGTTAATTTTACGGAAGCTGGTACCTCCATACATGATGTACCCCCTTCTTATTTTTATAGGCCGTCTCAGTTCAATTATAAAGCCCCTGCCGGTACTTTCTATTTTGAAAAGTATATGAGAGTCATGGATAACGAGAATTCTGAAGGTTTGTGGGGCAACGCCCTCGAACACCGTCAAGGAGGCCCCGCTTCACGTCGCAATGGTGGCAGGATAGCGCCCCATCCTGGCCAATACGCCCATGATAACCGTCAGCAGTTTTTTAACTTTGTTCAAACTGCGGATTTGCAAAATGTGGTTAACTATGAGGCTTGGCAAAAATTTATGGTGGCCTCCACCCTGGCGGGAGCCACCCCAAATGCTACGGTAGGTGGTTATTTCAACAAGTTGGCTTATGGCGTACGTCTTGTATATGTGGCTAACGATCAGGAAGACTTGGAAGCTGTACAGGACCTGTTTCCGGATCTACAGCCAACGGAGCAAGGTCAGCTAACCAATGCTGGCACCAGGCAGGCCATACGAGAAAAAGCCTTTTTGGTAACAGAGGTTGGAAACCCAGAACTTGAAGGCGCGGGCTATGGGGCTACTCGCCCGGGCCAGGGCCCCGAAGAGCAAAACCGTTTAGTGTCTTCCGTTTTCCGACGCATTGCAATTCCGTTAGCCTCCCAAGAAGTGGAAATACCGCTAGACTTTAGATGGACGCCGGGAATAAGAGATGTTGAAGCATACCGGCGCCAACTGCCTAATGGTAATGCTTTGTGGGATACGCTCCAGCAGCAAGTGATTGACAGCGCAGATTACAAACAGTTCATGGATTATATATTAGCTGCAGATAGGGTATTTGGGTCATCATTCGTGTTTGCCGAGTCCTTCGTTTCCAACAAATACTATAAAACAGATAAAGCCTTTAAGGGGCTGAAGTCCGCATTAAGATTGCTCTATCTGTTGATGATTGATGAGGATCCCTTTGGGAACAAGAGCGGCCGCTGTGATTCGGACTGGGGCATGAGTTTAACAGGTATTGATTGGGAGAGTCTGCTAGATGACATGGGGTTCAATGTTTTAGACGTCATTTTCGATACAGTTCTGGCGGCGGTGGTAGCTATTCTGCAGTTGGCCGGTTCGATGATAGACCCTCTTGGGTTGATGAAACTCATCCTGTGTCCAGTGATACCTACAGATGGGACTTTTGGCGGCCTTGGGAACCGGATTAAAAAGGAGTGGGATTGCCCTGATTTCCCACCATTGCCCCCGTGGCCAGAATTTGATGATAACTCGTGCGACCCCACAGCGAACAAAGAAGTTGATGAAGAGTGTAAAATAGAGATCCCTGACTATTTCTCGGTCGAATAATAGGGAATAATATTTTAGTTGAAATATTTACTAATACCAAGAGGATATTAACATGGCCTTTATATCACCAGCATTACCGTTTGAGAGGGATATCGAAGACGGTTATGTGATGAATACAACTTTATCACAAGTATTTAAGCAAAATTTAAAAAATCTAATTCTCACAGCCCCGGGCGAACGGATGATGGATCCGACCTTTGGCGTCGGGCTTCGAAATTATTTATTTTCTCAAAACTCGTATGCGGTTGGAGAGAACCTAAGAACTCGGATTAACCAACAAGTCAACAAATATATGCCTTTTATTAAGTTGAGCGCGGTCGACATTGGCTTCGATGATACAGATCAATTATTGGCGGTCTCTATCGAATACCACATACCCGGGATAAACATAAAAGACAGGTTTGAAGTGACCAATTCAACTGTAAGAAATACCGGATTTCAAACTATTTAGGGTGGAGAGGAGAAGTTAATGCCGAAGAAAAAAGTTGTTGTCAGCTATACTAGTAGAGATTTTGTATCAATAAAAAACGAATTAGTACAGTATGCAAAGAGATACTATCCTGACACCTTTAGAGACTTCAACGAAGCTGGTTTTGGCTCGCTACTCCTAGACACGGTGGCTTATGTGGGAGACATGCTCTCTTTCTATGTCGATTACCAAGCAAATGAGTCGTTTTTATCTACTGCATTAGAGTATGACAATATTATCAAACTCAGCAAGCAGCTGGGCTTTAAACTAGACTTGTCCCCCTCATCCGTGGGTGTGGCCTCTCTTTATATCGTCGTACCAGCCAACGCCATTGGCACCGGTCCAGATACAGCTTATCTGCCAGTTTTGGAGAAGGGTAGTGAGTTTATGACCGCCGACGGCCGAGGGTTTATTCTTAATGAGGACGTCAACTTTGCAAATACAAGATTTGTAGCTGGAAAGGTTTCGGCGCGCCAAGACCCAGATACTGGTAATACAACCTACTTCGCTGTCAAAGCGTATGGACAGGTAATGTCAGGTCAGCTTGTACGTGAAACAGCGCAAGTGGGGACGTTTGAGAAATTCAAAAGAGTCAGGATCTCGGGTACCAATATTACCGAAATTATATCTGTGACGGACTCGGACGGCAACGAATACCACGAGGTTGACTATCTTTCTCAGGATGTGGTTTATAAGGCGTTAAAAAATAGGGGCACGAATGCAGATTCTGTGCAGTCGCTGCTGACTGCGGTGCCCGTGCCCCGCCGGTTTACAGTAGAGCGCCAACGCGCCCAAGTGTATCTTCAGTTTGGCTTTGGGTCTGATTCGGAATTAACTACAAAATCTGTAGCAGACCCAAGCAACGTTATATTAGATGTGCATGGAAAAGACTATTTTTCTGATAAGACTCTGGATCCAAACAACTTGATTGCAACTGACAAACTTGGAGTTGGGCCTTCTAATACTACGCTGACAGTTGTCTATAGAGTGAACAATAATTCCGACATGAACGTTGCTCCAACTGCGCTAGATACTGTTGCGAATCCTTCATTCCGTTTTCTAAATTTTGCAAACCTTTCATCAAATACGGCAACTGGGGTTATAAATTCGTTAGAGGTTTCGAATGAAGATTCGATTGTGGGGAGTATATCATACCCCACCTCAGAGGAACTAAAACAACGTGCCTTTTCTCACTTTGCCACCCAGAATCGAGCGGTAACGAAACAAGATTATATAAGTATGATATATAACATGCCGGCCGACTTGGGCGCTATCAAACGCTGCAATATAGTACAAGACAAAGATTCTTTTAAAAGAAATCTAAATTTATATGTTATTTCGGAAGATTCTTCTAACAAACTTGTTGAAACCAACTCAACTATCAAACAAAATTTAAAAAACTGGCTAACAAGTGTTAAAATGGTTAATGATACCATAGATATACTAGACGCGCGCCTGGTTAACTTGGGTATTGAGTTTGTAGCGATTGCAGATGTGGAAGCAAATCGATTTGATGTACTGAAAGATGTTCAAGATGCCTTGGCCGAACACTTCGAAATATTACCCAATATTGCACAGCCGTTTTATATTTCAGACATCTATAATGTAATCAATGATGTGGAAGGGATTGTTGATGTGGTAACAGTCGATATCACCAAGAAAGAAGGCAGTAATTATTCAACCGTATCTTTCACAATCGAAGATTATCAAAGCGCTGATGGAAGATATATTACGTTGCCGGAAAACTTTATCTGGGAGATCAAATATCCTGACAGTGATATCAAGGGAACGCTCAAGTAATGGCGATTAAAAGGTATACGGCCAACGCCGACAACACAATTACAAATGCTTTTGAGAGCAACTTAAGCACACGTGCCACTGGTTCTAATATGGGCCGTGCCGATATCTTGGAGGTTTTCCATATCTACGGCCAGGAATCTTCCACATCACAAGAGTTGTCCCGAGCTATCATTGAATTTCCAGTGACCTCGATCTCTACTGACCGTACAAACGATGATATCCCGGCCAGCGGGAGTGTATCTTTTTACTTGCGCATGTTCAACGCACCTCATGGCTCCTCAATCCCAAGAGACGCGACATATACTGTAATTGCTTTATCTCAATCCTGGCAAGAGGGCTATGGGATGGACATGGAGGCCTACACTAATTTAACGTATGGTTCTACTGGCTCAAACTGGCTGCAAGCTACTGATCTTTTGGTCGCCGCTACCGCCTCCGTGACGGCGATAGCCACAGCAAATACTGGGATGAACGGTTTGACACTAATCCTCAGTGGCACTGATGGCACATCTTATACAGCCACCTGCGATACCGCTTTAACGATCGCCGGCTCAACGGCAACTTCAGTGGGTCTTTCGGATATGAGTTCTGCTGCCAACTTAGCCAATGCGGTTTACAACACGCTGACTGGCGCCCTGGCCGCAAGCACTGTCCCGATCAGTGCGTCTTGGGATGGTTCAAGTGCAGTTATTACACTATATCAAACAGAAGCCGGTAAAGTAGGCAACACGCACATTAATGGTACTCTGGTCGACGGTACGTCGTACGCGACCGCGTCGATGAATACAGGGTCGGTACAGGGGTTTTACTCAGGTTCTCAGTGGACACCCTGGTTTGACACTGAGGGGATCGCAACAGACGGCGGTTCTTTCAATGAGATAAAGAATGCCTCCACAAGAACGTGGTTTGATGTGGCGATGCCAAATGGTACGGAAGATATAGAATTAGATATTACCCCCCTCGTTGAGGACTGGATCAAAGGCGGCGCCACCGCCGGCCTTAGTAACCATGGGCTGTGTGTAAAACTAACCTCTAGTCTGGAGAGCAGTAGTCTCTCTCAGTATACTAAAAAGTTTTTTGCTCGCGGCTCACAATACTTTTTCAAGCGCCCCGTGATTGAAGCGCGCTGGGACTCGTCGGTATCCGACAACCGCGGCAGCTTCTACTTCAGCAGCAGCATTGCGACAGCGGCTGACAACCTTAATACACTGTATTTATACAATTATGTTAGGGGTCAGTTACAGGAAATTCCGAATCTCACCAACAAGACAATCCTTGTGAGTTTGTATTCAGGCTCTGATACCAACACAACTCCTGGAACGGACAAATTGGAATTGAGCGTCGGCGGGGATGTGGTAGCAGCTTCGGACTTAAACGCTACGGGGGGCATTGTCTCCACGGGCATCTATTCAGCCAGTATTGCCGTGACTGGCACGACTGCTTTAACACGAGTATTTGATATGTGGCATGACGAGTCTACAGAATTCCACACTGGCTCATCCGACCCCGAAGTTTTTCAGTCTTTCAATTATAACCCGAGCCCAAATATCGTTAGCAGTATGACCAACCTGAAGCCATCTTATAACAAGCAAGAAAAAAATACTAGATTTAGGTTATTCACTCGACAAAAAGATTGGACTCCTAATGTATACACGAAGGTAACACAAGAGATCGAGAATTATACGATTGATAGCATCTATTATAGTCTTTCTCGCACAGTAGATGACTTTGAGGTGGTAGCATTTGGCACGGGAAGCGATAACTATACTAAATTATCCTATGATATTACGGGCAGTTACTTTGATTTTGATGTTAGCATCTTGGAAGGCGGGTATTCTTACACGATTGAATACCTATACTATCTTAATGGCAAATATATTGAAAGCAAAGAGAGCTATAAATTTAGAGTCGAAGAATGAGCAGCATAAAAGATCTGTTTAAAAAACACAGTAACACGACCTTGGAGAATAAGAGTCTTGAGGATGTGGCTACCGAAGTAGAATCGGTAGGCTACATAAAAGATTACCTTACGAAAAAAAATCGATTCCTCCCTCATGTGGACTTTTCGTCAGCGTCAAATTTTGTTAGATATGGCTCAGCAGAGAAATATTATGACGATTCGATTAATCGCATTTTAAAAAATTATCCTTATGATGGTTCGCGCCAAGAAAAATTAGAGTGGGAGAATAATTCATCCGGGGTCGACCTATACATCTTTAACAACGAGTACCCTCGCACCACCGGTTATATTACTCTTGGTGGCAACCCCTCCACCGGCTATACAATCGACTCTGCCCAACCAGGCAATCCAACAGACAAAGAGTACATCATTTTTTACGGGGGCCCCCATACCGCATCGGATGGGGTGGCCATAAAACCTCTTTACAAGACTTTTAGCGGTTCCAATGTTTGGTCACCGACTCAAAATCAAGAATCTAACTTAAAATTTGATCTCTCCTCTGGGGCCACGATGGAGTTTTGGGTAAAGTTCGGCGATTTAGACCCTGACACTACCACCCAAACTCAGGTGCTTTTTGACCTTTCTAATGCCCAACTTTCGGGCTCCGACAGCGCGTCGCCATATGGCCGCTTCTACGTATATTATTATAATAATGGAAGTGCTGCCGATAGTGGGCTCAAGGCTAGTTTACAGTCTGGTAGCGTTGCAACTTCAACAATGCTATATTCTATTTCTGATGGTCTGACTCTGGCAAACACTGGTTCCTGGAACCACTATGCTATCACTGTCGCCAATAGTGGAACTGATTTGGTATATCAAGTTTATGAAAACGGGACCATTGTTAATACAGTTACTGAGACTGATCAGGCGGTTAATGAGGTCACCGGAGCCCTGATGGCCACAGTCGGGGCTTTAAACAGTGCGGCTTACACGACCCCTGGTGTTACAACTGGTTCCATTGGCTGGTACAAGACCTCAGGTTCTATCGATGAGTTTAGATATTGGAAAACTAAACGTAACGCACAACAGATCGGCCGCCACTGGTTTTCACAAGTCGGCGGTGGCACCAACAGTGACACTGCGAACACGCAGTTGGGGGTTTATTATAAGTTCAACGAGGGGATTACAGGAGACTCAAGTGCAGACTCTGTGGTCCTTGATTTCTCTGGGAGGATCTCTAATGGTACGTTTGCCGGATATGAGACTTCGTATTCCAGGAATACTGGTTCCGCTCTCATCGAATCCAGTGCTTCTGCTATAGAATTTGAAGACCCCATTATTTACGCTGACCACCCAAGGGTAGTGAGTCTGCGCACTAAGCTGTTGACTACTGGGTCAGTTTACGATTATTCAAATCCGGCGTCTCTTTACAATACAATTCCGGCCTGGATCGTTGAAGAAGATTCTGGTGCAATCAAAAACCTGACTCAAGTTATTTCTAGTTTCTTTGACAATATGCACCTTCAAATGGAGGCGTTGCCAGCAATACGCGAGAATGTTTTATATACTAGCGCCAGCGCAAAGCCCCTCCCATTTGGGAAAGAGTTGCTTGAATCTGTCGGGCTAGTTGCTCCTGAAATGTTTGTCGATGCAGACATTATAGAAAAGTTGGCCGGCCGCAATGATGAAAAGGTCTTTGCAGATGACATCTATAATGTTAAAAACAGAATATACGAAAACATTTATAACAACTTAGTTTATATTTACAAATCCAAAGGAACAGAGAAATCCTTTCGCAACCTAATACGCTGCTATGGTATTGATCGAGAGGTTGTAGATTTAAAAGTATATGGAAGTGATATCACGTATAAAATTCGAGATAATCGCAGTGCTGGCTCGACAAGAAAGAAATATGCTGATTTTTATCATCCCGATCGGTTTAGTTCTGTAGTTTATCAGCAAACCGCTAGCTCCAACACTAATTCAGTGCCCTTTATCACAGGTTCAGCTCACCTTACAGGCGGCTGGGGCATGACGTTTGAAGCAGAGGCTATTTTCCCGGCTCCAAAGAAGCTCAGCGAGACAAATTACTTTATCAATGATTTTGCAACGGCGTCTATTTTTGGTATACATACGGTTAAGCAGACCACTGATTCTGAAACAGGCGCCGAGGTTGCCTGGAACACGCCAGACGTGGCCAACTTTCAAGTATTAGCGGCTAAAGACTATACCGCCGGCAGCGAAGATGTTTCTGATGGCCGCGTACGGTTCATCCTAACCGGTTCCGCCGGCGGGTTCTTCCACCCCGCACTTACATCCTCCGGGTACCCTGGAGTTTATGAAAACCAGCGTTGGAATTTTGCCGTCAAGATTGGCCCGTCTTCATATCCACTATCTTCGGAGGTATCGGGAACGTTACCAGGAAGAGACAACCAACCATACAAGGTTGAATTCTATGGTGTGAATCTGAATTATAATCAGATTGAGAACGAGTTTTATTTGACCGCCAGCATGGATGGGGATTACGCGAAACAGTTCATGTCGTCTTCGAAACGTGTTTTTGTTGGGGCGAATAAAACGGACTTCCTTGGGGGTGCTTTACAAAGATCAGATGCCAAGATTTCCTCTGCCCGGGCTTGGCTGGATGTATTGGACAATACAACCGTTCTAGCTCACGCAAAAGACCCAACTAGTTTTGGTGCCGCACATCCTTACAGAAATGCGTATGTTTTTCAAGACTATACTGGTTCCTACCTTCCCTCAATAGAAACTCTCCTATTAAACTGGGATTTCACAACCGTGACCGGCTCTGATGCTGGCGACGGGGGATCAGGATACACAGCAGGGTTTGCGGTACCCGACATGTCTTCGGGTTCCGTTACAGATATTCCAGGTGGTACCAGCACCTATGGGTGGCTTGGCCCGATACTTAGATCGCAGCACACAGGCCGCGGCGAGGATTATCTAGCCAACCAGACAGACGTGGTGGATACACAATTTTTGTATGCTTCAAAACAAACATTGCCTGAGTACGTTGATAGTTCAGAGATGGTGAATATCCTCTCTCAGGATGATGTCAACTTCACTCTTGATTCTAGGCCAACTAACTACTACTTCTCAATTGAAAAGAGCATGTACGAAGCAATCTCACGTCAAATGGTTGACTTCTTTGCTACGATCAAAGACTTCAACAACTTGATTGGTGATCCCGTTAATCGCTATCGTCAAGAGTATAAGACTTTAGGAAAGCTTCGTCAGTTATTCTTTGAAGGGGTGTCCAACGACACTATAGATTTCGAGAAATATCTAGAGTATTACAAATGGATTGACAGTTCTCTGACCCTGATGTTAATTCAAATGATTCCAGCGTCGGCAAAATTCTCCGAGGGCGTACGTACTATGGTGGAGAGCCACGTCCTCGAAAGAAATAAGTATTGGAATAAGTTTCCAACACTTGAGAGTAAGTTCTCAGATCCTGAAGACGCAGCCCGCGGCATTAACGAACTGCTATATAATTGGAAACGTGGCCATGCTCCAATAAGTGGCCTAGCGACTGATGATTGTTTCTGGTGGAAAGAACGCGCCGAACGTACGATTAGTGCAATCAGTGCTTCTGGAAATCCAGCAGTCAACGAGAACAGGACTGAGTATCTGTCTGCTTCGTTACAGGTTTTAAATCGGCGACTTGATTCACCCTACAAATTCAGTGCTGTTGAGATACGAAATATAAAGAGTGGGCAGAACAGCCAGTTAAACACGAAAGAGAAGGCACCCTTCGGTAGCTTTGGTATTTTAAATGAGTACTCGGCAAGCCTCTATCATAGTTATACGGAGATTACAGCTTCGGAATTGGAACAGGATCCGGTCTGCACTGACGTTATTGCCCCGACATATACACGCCTCGTCGAGGATGGGAATGCAGAGGTAGCTGATTCTTTAAGGCGTGTCTCTTATTCGGCCCACACTGGCTCTGATGTTGCCGGGGCGCCCACAAATATCATTAAGGACGGGACACCCTTAACACTGTATTCTTCTTCGGTGGAGACAGGTTATGTCAAAGAACTACAAGATATAGTTGGTTTTGAGGGGATGAATGTAACGAACATCCATAATGATTCTTATGGGCCTGATCATGAAATTCCTTTACAGGGTCCATTCACCGAGAAATATGTGGGTGGATACCAATATCGACATGTGGAGCCCAACTATCGTAAACCTGAAAAAGATTATCTAGATAATCAATATACGAGGCCTGAGGGTTATCGCGTGCTAATGCCTGGTGTGGTTGGTGGGCAGCCGAACAGCCTCGTCATTGGCGGACCCGCCATGGCGCGCTCAGGCACACTTAGTGGGTCGGCCGACTTTTCCAACACCGCGGGCGCCGCCTCGGGCGGGAAGGGTTATACCGCGACTACAAGTGCAAATCTAGATATTAGCGATGATTTTACGATATCTATGTGGGTTAGAACATCCACTGATCTTACTTCACATTCTCCCGGAGCGGTATTACTGCAGGTCCTGTCTAGCACCTACGCAAATCGTCTGTGGTTCTTTATTGATGAGAATAACTACCCTTCAGTTAGTACTAACAGCGCCCCCCGACTTCAAGCCGCCGTCGCCATTAACGATGATGAGTGGCACCATATTTGTTTTACTTACGAGGATGACGCAAATGATTGGAATTTTTATCTTGATGGAGATCATCACGATGACACTTCATATTCTCTGTATGGGTGGGACGTCGTCGGGGATATCATAAACATTGGGGTTGATTATGATGCGGGCCCAGTATATAACAACGCTTACACCGGTTATATGGCAGACGTCGCTTTGTTCAACGTTGAATATACTGCGGAACAAGTAGGTAAGCTGTATAGCGGGAGTCTCCCTTATAGTGACAACGTGGGTACTGTTGATTTATCACACCGCCCCGGCCTCCAGGCCTGGTGGAAGCTTGGCGGTTCCCTTACTACCGACTCTTCGGGCCAAGGCAATACTCTCACTGCGATTAATTCTGGCGTCGACCCTTCTTCCGAGTCACCACCGACTCAAATTTCCGCCGATCCGCAGTTCAGGTTTCGGCCTTTCGCCAACCGCATGAGGGAAACCTATGCCAAGCGCCCGGTTAACATTGCAAACATTCAACAGGTTACAAGCTCTGGCATCACAAAGATTGGCAACTTTGATCAGAATTACCAAGTGGTACAAACAAGCGGAAGAAGGATTAACAACCTTTCGATAGAGAACCTCTCAATTGCAAGCAGTGGCTCATCTTATGTTACTGGGGTTATTGACTACAGTCTTCCCACTCGCACCACAAACAAGAGCGTGTTTGTTGAGAGGTTCAGTGCCCCAGGTTCATCGGAGGTATTGGCGAGAGGAACCCGGGACTACACTTCAGAAGAGTACTCTCCATACAACGCGCTTCCATGGCGTAACCTTACAGTTCGCCAGCCATTAAATTCTATGTTGTCGCAACATTCTGCACAATTTGGTCTTAAGCCACACAGTGTTAGTGGTTCGGGACAGCTAGACAATCCTCTGAGTCACACAACAGCTTCTTATCAGAAGACGAACAGAAACACTCGTCGGCAGTATGAAAAGGACGCGCGGTATGGTAATCATTACTCTGTTTATTTTGATGGCGCCGGCGATTTTTATCGGTCATATCAGAACGCTCTAGGTCTCGAATTACAGGATAGTTCGTTTTCAGCCTTTGCGTGGGTTAAGTTCCCGACTGACTTGGCACTCTCCGAAGACGGCACCATTATATCCTTCGGTGCGAACGATCCAACATTTGATATCCGACTTGCAGTGAAAGAAACCAGCTTCGCCGCTTCTTACTTATACGCTGAGTCGTATTCAGGAGTATACGATGTCTTTTCAACCTCAGCAAACTCCATTGTCCCCGGTCAGTGGCATCACGTTGGTCTGACATGTCGCTATAATGGCGATGGAGGCATCACCACAGGCTCTCTGTACATTGATGGTACCCTCCATGCCTCCAGCGCGACGTCGAGCTTCTCAGCCTCCCTGTGGGCCAGTTCTTCGATCGGTATCGGGAATGAAGATACATACGTTCAGACTTATGATTTCCGTGGCCTCATATCTGAGGTTGCAGTTTGGAATACCGAGCTTACAGGGACCGCTATTTCACAACTTTATAAGTTTGGCTCGAACATGCCTGGCCCCTGTGACTTAAATCTACATCCAGCCTCTGCCAGTCTTGTTACTTGGTACCGCATGGGCGACGAGGATCCGCAAGCGTTTGGGTCCGGTATGGAAGCCACAATCCTGCGCGATAGTTCACAAAAGCAGTCAGACGCGACTCTCTATTCAGACAGTATCAACAACCCAGTATTGGTGATGGATGCTCCACCTGGCTCATATACTCCTTATCCGGGCAAGTTTGAGGCTCTCAAAATCACAAAAAGCGGCGTATTTAATGGTACCACGACTGTGGTGATTAGCGATGCTGCGACCACCAGCGGCGCTCTTCAGATGGCGAGTAATTTTACTTTGAGTATGTGGATCAAACCCGAAACTCCTGTTGGTGATTACGGGATGATACTCAATATTAACAGCGGCAGCCCGGACGACAAGATGGTATTGTTCATCCGTGCCAGTGATGGTAAATTGTGTCTCGACGAAAACAACGAGGCCTCGCCGGAATCAGTTTCTAGTTATTCTTTAGTAGACGGCGATTGGCACCATGTGGCTTTTACATACGATTACGCGCTTGACGATGCTCTGGTATATATAGACGGCGTGTTGGATAACACATCTCCTAGTATAAATATGATTAGCGTCGCGTCGAACAAGTTATACTTCGGGGCAACCCTCGCCACCTCGGACCCATCTTATAGTAATTTTTACAAAGGCGAGATGGCAGAAATTTGTGTGTTTAGCGGGCTATTAACTGCTGATGAGATCGGTCAACTATATCGTTATACGAATCAAACAAATTATTTAGCAGGCCCGGTTAATCCCTATAACCTATCTTCGTCTATGGGGAACTCTGGTTCACTGAAAGCTTGGTGGAGGTTCGGTGAAACTCCTGGTAGTACAAGCACAGCGATTGTGGACGCAGGTACTGGTAGTTGGGGTCTCGTCGCCTCGAATCTGGGGATCGGAAACACTTCCCTGACTGCGAGCAATCGGATATCTGCCACACGCGGCACCGCGGTATATGATAACTATTTTGCACAACACATGATCCCACAATCAGATACACAATATTTGTGGATTACATCATCACTAGAAAACTCCAAAGCGTTGGGATATGCTACAGCCTCTGATGACATTACGTTTGCAAGCTCAAGTGAATATGGGTATATGATGGACGATGATTCGTCACCCGCGGGCCCAGACAACATTGGGATTTATATGGAAGCGCATGCTGGCTCTCTAGCATATGGTGCTCAGTGGAAGCCGATTGATTTTGTAGGCCTCAATACGATCTACATGGAGCCTGTAACAGCGTCATCTAACACTTTAGGCTACGACCCGACCATCATGATTGACGTTAACGAGACCGGGTACCTTGGCGCGTACCTTAACACTCGTCAAAATCACAGTTTGCGTCCCGCCTTTCTAACCAATATAAACCAGGCCTCTCTGCCGCTGTTAGGATATTTCCACGGCCTTCTTGAGCATCGTGGCGATGCTTACGGCTTTAATACTTGGAGACAAATTCGGGCCGGGTCTAACCCCATCGCCCGGTTACATCGCCGCGAAAACCAACTATCTGTTCTCCCGATCGCACGTCAAACTGTGGAACAGTTTGGCAACAATTATGACCACAAGTACAACGCAGATTCGCGACGCAACGACTTCGAGGCCCGCTCAACATACGTATTTAATGCTACTCAATCGATGGTAACATCTAAGTATAAGCCTTTGATCCATGAGATGGGGCCCCAAGATTCGCAGAACGAGATTATTCTCACTGATACTTTCTCTAATCAGATGGAAACGTTTAATGAGCAAATCAACAGTGCTCTTTACACCTACTTGTTGCCTCGTGATGTGGACGAGGTTCATACAAATATTATGGACGCCACAAAGAACGGTTATATGCCTCCGGAAAATGCGCTAAGGAAGTTCACTTACCAGGAAACAATCTTCCCCCGCGGCAAAAACACTTTCCTGGCCAAGGTTAGGCAGAGAGAGGCGTTTATTGTTGATTTCTGGCACCCCCTCAGTGCGTCACGCTTGCAAGAGAATGTCGTAAATTCGCAAGGTTTTACTGTAAACAACCAGAGTATGTGGGTGTTGGATGCTCGTTATAACAGTCAAGTCTCTGGTGCAGCCGATGCTCCGTCTACTCTCGGGAGAGCTGGTGAGTTGCAGAATCGATATAGTATTGGGTATGGCAGTTGTAGTGGTCCCGGGACCGCAAGTAGCCATTTTGCCTTGGGTATATCTTACAATCGCGCCGGCCTTCCAAATTCTTCTGCTGGAACATTTATAGGGCTAGCCGGCGTCCCGTGGACCGCCGGCGCAGAGGCGGGGAAGAATCCTTTCTACTTTGAATCGTATGACGCCTATGCGGCTGATATTCGAGTCAAAGCTCCGGATTATACAATTGTTCCTGAGTACCGAATTAGCGATCACATGACTTATTATATTACTGAACGTAATGGCGACTTTGAGCCCCGCTTCTTTGATCGTAATCGTGGGATGTTAAGCTTAACTGGGGCGGTACTCAATAACGCATCACCCCCCACCGCTGTTGCTAGTAGCTCAATGGACGGCTTCTTTGAAGAATATTCTTTGACGGACATGTTAAAATACTTTGATGTGTTGGAAGACATAAACGAAGGTACCGACATGAACCCCACGCGGCTAACCCTTAGTTGTCGAGCGGTCAAGAAATTCTTACCGTACAATGGGTTTTACCCCGCACAAAGAACTGTTCAGCTAGCTACTTTGTTTTCACAATCTTATGGGCCGGCCGTGAGTTGTAGCGGTGATCACTCCCTCGGACCCTATTCTGGGGGCCCAACATCAGATCTTAGGTTTAGGGCGGCGCTGCAACCATTTTTTGCTCCCGGCATCCTTTATAATACAATCAAGTCTGGGCTTGCGGTTGATTGGCCAATTTATACTGGTTCAGCTGATTTCTTGACCGACCCACCACACAAAGACGGGGCTTGGGGGAGCAGTCTGAACGCCTCAGGCGCTTATATTTGTCACAGCGCCAGTTACCGTGCGCCGTTTGAGACACTACTCGAACCAGAGAGGGTTTTAAATAGCTTACGAGATATAGAACAACAATATATTGATGTTACTCACCGTGCCGTCTTGGATCCTGAAATAAATACATCTTGGATAGATGCTACCGCTTCTATTGACGGACCATATGACAGCCGGTATAAGATGGCGATGCATAACTTCTTAGCTGAGACGATCGATTTTTTCTTAAAAGACTCTACTTTGACTTCTCTTGTGTCGTTGCCCGACGGCGATCCAAATTTCGGTAATACCGGAAACTCTAATGTTGATGTTTTTTCCATGGATGTTATTGTCTCTCAGAATATTTTGACAGGGAGTACTTCAGCCCCAATCCCGGGCAACGCTTTACTAACTAAGCAAGCAACGTTGGACGCTTTCCCTATGATGTATAATCAATATCAGGGCCCGGTGTCCCTCGGCGGCGGGCAGTATCAGTGGACGGATTTCACGGGCCCAGCATTTGGCCCCCCAGTTAACTCCTCCAAGGTCTTCGGCGAGGTCGACACCGTGAATATAGCCAATTGGCAGTGTTTTCCATTTACTCCTCCTCACTTATATTACCCTTCTTTGGCGCGCCTGGCATTTGTACCTTTTAGGGGCGCCGGCGAGGGGCAGGTTTACTCGTTAGACGAAATACTTTCGAATATGACCGTTAAATACTACCATATTGACGGGTTAGTTGATCCTGTGGGTAGCAAACAAATCGGCCCAGCGTGGACAGACGGGTCCCAGATCAGCGCGTCCCTTAACCTATCTCAAAACCCCTCAGAACTGGTTAAGGTAAGCGCCAAGGATGTGACTTTTGGTGCAGTATCAAGGGCCCCAGAAGTGCTTTCTAATTCGAATTCCGAGGTGCTTGTGATCCAAACACGTTTTGAGACACCCATATTGGATTTTAGGTCGTCTTCCTTGACTGCAAGAGGCATATACCCCCAGGCACCAAGCACTTATACTAGCGCCGGCAGTATTGTTACTCGGGGTATGTGGCACCAATATGGGGCGATCCCACAAGGAGCCCAGGGCATCTTTTTAGAAATTAGGGATAGTATTGACGCTGATGTATACGATCAGTCACTTGTACAGTGGGGTTCGCTCTATAACCTAGAGACACCACCCGATCGCTCAGCCGTTACGGGTTCTCTCGTTGATTTGATGGGTTTCAAACGTGGGCCCGAGAGGCTTGGACAGGCCGCGACCGAAAGAGAAATCAAAGAGGCTGTTGTAGCAATCCCATATCAAGAGGGCCCCGGTGGCGCAAAGAATTTCTACCCCATTGATATACTTGATGCTGCCTTTGCTATTGACATGGTTGATAACAATAGAACTCTCACCCCCTCGGACCACCGTTTTGAATTGTTCGAACAGTTCCGTAAAATGAAGGAATACGTTTTTCCGCCCCAGTTTAACTGTCTTCACTTTGATGGTTGGCGTCCAATGTTTGTTGACCGCCCAGGCACAGTATTACCTATTTCGATGTTTATCTTTGAGTTCAAACATACGCTGACAACTCTTGATGTTACTGATATCTGGCAAAACTTGCCGCCGTCGATTCATGAGAGGATGGAGACGGCCACCGCCACTATCAGCGATAATTTGCTGCTTAAGGACTTACTTCAGTTACAGGGCCAAGGCCCAGACCGAGATATTCGTAATATCAAGTTTATGGTGTTTAAAGTGAAGCAGCGCGGCAAGATGAACTATTTCCGCAAAACATTAGATAGTGCGGACGACAGTCGCTTTAGTTATGAACAACTTTTTGGCCGGGCCGGAAGTTCAAAAGATGCCGAGCCACCTTATAGTTATAACTGGCCGTATGACTACTTCTCCTTAGTTGAACTAGCCAAGATAGACACTGTTGTTGAATATTCAGCTGATCAGTCTCGTGTTATTAACGCCGTCGGATCCGACGTCGCCGGTCTCATCGAGGGCGCCGTCAGCTACGACGGGGGGGTAGATGAATAATGTCGTTTTATAATAAAAAAGAAGATGTTATAGACATTGAGTTAACCACCCATGGCAAAAGACTTTTGTCTGAGGGTAAATTTAAACCTGTCTACTACAGTTTTTTTGATGATGACATTATTTATGACGGAAATGCCGGCGGAGCAACAGAAGCACAGAACGAATCCCAGTCTCGCATTACTGGTTCCTTACGAATCAAAAACCAAGTAAATTATGTGGGCGCTGAAACATCGGTTAAGCAGGTAATCAACGAAGTGCGCACCGAAAAGCCCGAAATTAATGATACTGATTTCATACCATTTCAGAGCGTGAAAGAAAAGGAATACGCTTTGGGGCCCCCACTCGGTACCGCCAGTCCAGTTAGTGAGTTTATACCCGCATGGAAAGTCAGCGCCCTACGTAATCAATTTGATAGTACGTCACCATATCTAACTTCAAGCATTGCTTCTGAGCGCCCCGGAGGCCCCCCGGCTCATCCGTCGCGGCGCATTCCACAAATCACAGCTAACCTGAACTGCTCGCTAGAGACGGTGCAAAACATTGATGATTGGGGATATCAGGACTCCGATGACGTTGAGATAATTCATGTTTTCAATGATCGTAGTGCGATAATCTTTAAGAAAGAAGATTTGATCTTGGATTTGTTAGAAGTTCATGGTGTTTTTTCTAAAGAAAACTTTGATATAGAGGTCACAGAGCTTGACGGTACCGTTGACTTTCTGAACAACCCCCGGGCCACAACTTGTCATTATACTGGCTCGACTATGTCCTTTGTTGGCGGGGAGACCAATCTTACAATAAATCCTGTTCTAGATTCTACTTATGTTGAGTACTTTTTGGATATATTTGTGGACAAAGAGATTAATCAAGATATAATGTGTAGACTCAAACCGGCTGATCCTGCAAAGGGTATTTTTGACAAGCGAAGCGTGGAATGCACTGCCGACGAAGACGCAAAGAACGAAGATGTTTATGGTATTCCACTTAACGAGGAGGACGGTCTTGGGCCGTGTGAGGATTAGCGATGCCAAACTATCTTAACGCTGTAGATTCTGCAATCCCCGAAGTTAGAGTCCAACGTATTTCGCTTTCCTCGGGTGGTAATACAATCATCGAGGATAACCCTCATATTGTCGAGACCGGGTTCGAAGCCGGCGGCGTAACAGCAGAGATCGCGGCCAAGATAAGCAAGGCCACAGACGATTTTTATGATATCACATCACCAACTTTAACAGCAAATGAGCGTCGGGAGTATATTACACGCGCTTGGAGTGGCACCGGCCACGGAGACGCTGCCGCCCGCGGCGACATGTCGCGACAGCGCCCGGGCCAGACCGGCCGCGGCGGAGCCTTCCTAGAAGCGGTCGGAGATTTTTTACGAGAAAACGGCCGCCACGTGCAAGTATTCAGAGACTGGATTTGGCGCCGTCATTCTCTCGATTCATCACGGTCCGACTCATCCGCCGCCCGTCGTTTTGAAGAAATCTTCAGGAAGGCCACCCGGGCTTACGCTGTTAACAAGGTTGTACAAGAATTCCTTGCGAAAACAGCCGTTAGTCAGGGCCCTTGGGGAACTGCCAGGTTTGAAGATGTTTTCAATCAGGGTCGACCCGCCGGCCAAGGCGGAAAAAATTATGGGTTCTTGCGCACTTTGGCCAATATCACCGATAAGTTTGGCCCCAAGGGTCCATGGTTTTTCCCTGAGGGCGAGTGGTTATACCGAACGTCTGCGGCATATGACCCGGGTTCTTATGACGCCGCTACCCGTGCAACTACCCCTGAACTCTTGCCAAACTTTGCGATCAATGAACTGATCCGGTTTATTCAATCTCCAAACCTATCTTCAGAATATACTCTAAGCGAAGATACAGAATTGCTCCCCGGCGCCGACCCTTCTTATAACATAACTTTGGCCGGCCTGAAGGATCTGGATGCTGTTTATGGTTCTTTACATCCCCGCACCAAGGAATTAAACGGACGACACCACACGGCTCTCCAAACGATCGTTTTACCATTTATCTACGAGATCGTCCACCGCGCCAGCGTGTTATATTACCAAGATTTGATTGGCGAACAACAGGCCTGGGCAGCCGCGGCCAACTCATCCGTGTTATATACAGCCCAAAGCAACACGGAGGAGATGGACCCCTCTGTTTCTGTAAAAACCTTGGTAAATATTAAGATTGTACAACCGGCTAGCACGGCATTTAGCACTCTTATGTCAAATGAACAGCTAACGCAGCAACTAGAATTTCTTGCTGTGTGGGTGAAAGACGAGCCGGGACAAGAAAACCGCCGTCCGATAGGCGAAGTCTATGAGTTCGTTGAAGATCTCTTTAGGAACGCAACAACAGAGAGAGGCTGGTGGAAATTATTTAAAATTGCCTCGCAAAACCCTCAAGAATATATCGACGCAGCGGGCCTACAAAACAATGCACCGGGTAGGATTGTGGCGAGAACCTTTAACATCTTCGAAATGATGGAAGGGAACAATAATCCGTATTCCGAGCTTCAGCGCGACGCCACTGTCGACAAAGATGGTAACAGAACATATGATATTAATTTTGAGTTACCTGAGCAGATCTTGACGGCAAACCCTAAAAACTTGAGATTGTATATCTTACCGTATTTAAATGTTGTTGGGTTTGTACAACAACTTAACTTGTCAGTTGGTGTAGATCTAGCTACTGTGCTTAATGCGGAACACTTTGGCAAATACGCACCTTTCTTTGTTGGTAATCCGGCAGGGGAGAATATTATAGAAAACGGCGCCCTTGTGAGAACTAGTAGTGTATTTTTTGTAGATCAGAACGTTGAGGGTTATCACGCTGGCGAGCAATGGAAGGGCCCAGTGTTCTATGACACTGGCGTCTATAGTCAGCACCATACTGGTGAAGAACGAGGCCGCCTAGAACGAGGCTGGTACGGTGGAAACCGCCGAGATTCAAGCAGGGTTCAGCCACGCTTGAGAATAGAATATCTTCCGAACAACAAGATTCAAGACAATAGGATAGTAGACAAGGTTCAGAGATTTGAACATAATTTAGGTCTCACAGATATCAAAGAGTTTTTGCCGTCAATTGGTGGTCTTGCCCAAGAAAACAACAGTGTAATATACCAAAAGTTAGATCCTGTGACGGAGGTTTCGATAACTTCAGACTCGGATCGAATTAACAAATTATTTTTTGGAATCGACATGGAAACAGCCGTTTTTCAAAATTCTCCAATAGGTGCTTTTTTTCGCCGCCTCGCTCCCTCAGAGAGAAGAAAGGTGATGTCTCACGTAGAAATTAATTCTTTAGAAATAATTAGATATCAGATTAGGGATCTACAAGTTCGTAACCAACTTGGCGGCCCGGACACAGATTATCCAAATGTAGGTACCAGAGAAACTGCAACGGCGCCATATATCGTGGTAGAAAGCGGGGATATGGCAACAGCAGCAACTCTTAATGCAAATTCTACAGCAACGGGACGCATCGCTGAGGTCACTGATCTTTTAGCGAATAAGAATAGTGGAGATTACACAGCCGCATCAGTGACTCGTGCCAATTTTGCGTACCAAGTTGGTAGCGCGAGGTTCTTCTCGGCAGAAGATTTATCTGCCGCTGAATTAACAGGAGGAGCCTATCAATATGGTATTAAATTTAAAATCTTAGATAAGACACAGGATTATATAAAAGAACAGAGAGCACAATTACAGGAGTTACTGAATGATCTATCACAGTATTATAACCTTGTGATGGATAACAGAAATTATAACAATGCTCTTAATCGTCCTCATGATTCTTTCATTCGGGCGATGGAGGGTGCAGGCAACGATATCCCTCGCCCGGTTAAGACAGTTGCACAACGTCTTTATGAGCGCAATGGTGTATTCATTAATACCCTGGCAACTCTATCTTCGGTTCCCGCTAATTTCAACCGAGAAGAGGTAAGCAACATCCTGAGAAACTTTTTGGTGGTGTGTACTTGTACTAGAGAATCGTTGTATAGGATAATGAATTTATTGCAAAATACCTTATCTAAAATTGACGAACTTCTCTTGATCTCCGTTAAACCACATTACCCCAACTCAGAGGTTTATGGCGCACGAGAGGGTGGTGCACGTCCACCCAGGGTTTTCACAATAGAGAGGAAGTCCAGCAAAGCCGTCCGGGCCGGCCAGACCGCTGCCAATGGGTATTATTACTTGAATGCGCGATATACAAAACCCAACTCCGCCCGAGTCATCAATGCCACGGATGGCGGAGACTGGCAGAGGTGGGAGGAGAGAGACCCCCACGGCATCAGAATTCTTGAGCCATCGTATATCACCGCTCTTTCAAAAAAGGAAGTGAACAAAAGCTTCTTAGGTCCCCAGGCCCCTATGGATCGACAGGCGCCTCCGGGCAGTGAAGGTATACCAGATTTTGCAAAGCCTGCGCAATATTCATATCTCACACCGCAGTATATCGTGATGGCCGCACATGGGAGTAATTCTGATCAGGCCGGCGCTCTCGTGGGGAAGCTGCCTGAAAGTTTACAAAATCCAGATTTGTTTGTGTTCGAACACTCATACAATACCACAGCCAGTCCTCCACGTTACCGAGAATATCTTAGTGGTTATGACCTGATGGTTGCTCGCATACGCTTACTCAACAAACTCATCAAGGTAGACGCCGTACCTGTCATCGCAGAGGACTTTTACACGCGATCCCCCCAGAACCCAAACATACAAATCCCAAATAGAAGTAGCCAGGGACGCCTTGAAGACACTCTTGATGAAATATTCACGTTTCAGAACGCCACTGTGTTTAAAAAGTCAAGCTTTAATTATTTGTTAAGCAGGATGGCTATAGGAATACAGAACTTAGTAAACGCCACTGAACAAGACGATGATTCACCGTCTGCCGCTTCAATGCTGGGCCTGGATGACTCGTTTACTGTCCAGGGCCGCGGCCTGGCCCCGGGCCCGGACTATCTCGACCCCGCCGCTGTTAGTGAGCCACTAGGCACCAACGCATATCTCAGAACTTTTAATGTTCCTAGCTCTGCTGATACCGCCAAGCTTTTTGACGCATTGTTGGACTCCCAGAAGACGTCCTTATCCAGGAAATATATGAACTTCCTTTTTTCCGGTGTTGAAGAAGTTGCCCGTCGCCAGTTTGAAGATGCCCTGGAAGTAGGAAATACATATAATAACTTACCTAACTCTGTTAAACTTATAACAACGAATGGACGTCCAGATCCCGATCGCTATAGAAACCCGGCCGATTTGTGGCAACGTAACTATGATGGCTTTGTGGACATTCACTTGAATAAAACAGTGGAGATCCAAGTGCTGGAAGGGTTCAATACCATGGAAGACGACACTGGTAGCATTCTAATAATGGATTCGCCCCGTTGGCGTAAGGCCGTGGCCCAAGATTTTGATTACACTGTTCTTTGCCGGCTGGTGCCGTATCAGAATGATGCACTCAAAATCACACATCCCTCATATTTAAATATGACAGTATTTGATGAAATGTTTATAGTGAAGGGGCGCCTTACCGAAGCTCAGGGGGTAAATCCCGTTATCAACCCAGGATTTCAGGTAGCGGGAGTTTCCGACAAGGGCGCCACCCCCCCGGCTGAAGGCGCGTGTGACACAAGCTATGCTGTTACATTGCCACTAGTTGATTTTGGTCTAGAATTCAAGGCGCCCAGCATGTCAGGTCCCGATGCGTCGTCCCCACTGGTTGACGGTTCAGGGTTGATGGTAATTGATGATGCCCTATAAAACTAAAGTTGCTACATATTTTCAGGAGCAGATTTTTAAGAATCCAACTGCTACTAATTCTGAAAATAACCAGTATCGGCCCTTGGGCTTTGGAGATCCAAACCGTCTAGCGGCTCTTTCTATTCGAGAATACTTTGGCAGTTATTTCACTGGCCAGGGTTCTTCACGCCGGAACACTAACAAGATGTGGCACGAGGTTAATGATATACAGAGCATTCATAGTACAGGCGAACTTCGGGGAGACTTCAATGTCCCAGTAGGCGCTTCTCGTCTTCGTGAGGGCACTCTCAACGGCCGGGACATGGTACTTAAACCGGTTGACCCCCGCGCCCCAACGGCGTGGTCGCCCACTGGCATAGATCTTTCGATAGGTTTTACTGGCCCAACGCCTGTTTGGTCCGATGCATATTCTATCCAGGTTTTTACCGGCCGCGGCGGCGAAGTACAGTCCGTTAAAGGAGATGTACAGGATTTAGAATTAAAAGTGGTGGGTATTGGCGCCGAAGAGGCGTCCCTCGAAGAGAATCCTGGTCAAACTGCTCACAATTATCTATACTCGAAAGGTTTGACACCCCGGGGCAACCGGCTTAGTGAGTTTGATGTTGGCAGTCAAGAGTGGATTAGAGAAGATGGTTTTCCTTCTTTTATGGGTACCTTGCGCGCCGGTATGTATTTTGATGACCATGTGTTTGAGACACCGAGCCCACTCCTTGCTTCTGATCTGAACACTACGTTAGTGAATAACCCATTCTACCTAACATTGAAGTCCGAATATAGTTATTTAGAGCCATCATATGAGGAGAATATAGCGAACCATCGTTTGGGCGACACTGTTTTGCCAAACTTGTACGCGTTCACCTCCGAAGGCTCAGGGCAGTTCAGGGATGCTGATAACTCAATTTTTAATCAACTGATCACCTTGAATGGACGGATTGATGGTATTATGGTGGATCAAGTTGAGGATAATATAAAAGTTAGTGATGTTGATGAGGGACAGTATTTCCAAAAATATGCAACGGCCGTTTCCGCCATGGCGGAGAATAATAGCTTAAGCGACTTAGACAGGTTAGCTAATGACTACAAACGTGCTTATTTCGCTAATGATTCTTATAATATATTGAAAAGTTCTCATGAAAAAAGAAATGTCTTTCCGATGTATGTCGAGATAGAGATGAATACGAGCACTGACACTAGTTTTACAGAGGTGATGTCCGAACTTAAAGTTAATAATTTTGTTCTCCCGAAGCTCCTCGGCACTAATCCACCCCTTCCTGGCGTACAGCCTATGGCATACCCCATGGGTAGCATCGTCCAGATGCAACAGACAACCACTCAACCAGTAGCCTCTCCTCCCAAGTTCAGCCCGGTTTGGACATTGCCTTTTAATGGTCCGAGCTTTAAGGAGGACTATCTTGGTGTTATTGAAGGTCCAGATGCACAGATCAGTAACGTGGTCATCTATGGTCCCACGGGTGACCGTATTTATAATGAAATGAATAACGATGAACTTTACAAGACGATTGCTGCAGCAATGACTTCAGCCAAGTTGGAACAAGTTTATGAAATTAATAAGCGGTCTTTCTTTGAAATTCTTTCTGGCGCTCCCGCCTATTCCGAGGTGGTCGGCTATGAAATTTGTAAATACTTGCCTGCCCTACCTCTCGCCCAGATCGCCGGGGCCGCCTTTGGCGACGAGCCGGAGCCTGAGTTGATCTCGCGAACCGTGATCCCCAACTCTAATAAGCTGGATGTTATTAAATATATCGATACTCAAGTACGCTATAATAGACTTTATGAGTATCGGATTAAACAGTTGGTCCTTGTCTTCGGCAGCCGTGTTTACTTCGACAAAACCCCCGGGGTCCCGGCCGTTGTTGGTGACCGTGGGTATGCTGGGCGTAATATATGGCGTCTTCCAACACCGGGCTTCGCCCCGGACGTATTCCCCCATGGGTCAGCCTTCTTACGCACGGTTGTGACACCCAATATAAGGTTGTGCGCAGTTGAATATGGGGAGCCTTTACCTGCCCGCATCATCGACGATCCTCCACCCCCGCCCGAGGTTCACTTTGTCCCGTATAAAGGCAAGGACGATAGGATATTAATCAATATCAATAATTCTTCTGGAGAGTATCTTGCCCCGGGCATCCCAATTGAGGTTGACGGCGATAATAACGATTGGGATAAAATTTTGCAGGTGTGGAGAGCTCAAGGGTACCTTAGGGATGACCGCGGCCATGGCGCCATCAGATTTAGTGGGGATGATATAGCAAAAGAGTTCCAGGTATACCGCTTGGAGCATTGGCCGTCTTCGTACGAGGAGTTTGCTGGAGCTGAGCTAGAAACATCCCCTCTTGATACCACCTATCGTGGCAGTAGATATGATTCTCGTTCTTTGGTAGACTATATCGAACCTAATAAATATTATTATTACACAGTCCGTACTGTGGATTATCATGATTTTATTTCCAACCCCACTGAACTTTATGAGGTTCGTATGGTTAATAATGATGGCATCATACTGCCCTCCATCCGTACCGTCCCGCTTGCGCCCACTGGGCTTAAAAGAGTTCCGTCGCGAGATATGAGGAGATATATACAAATCTCCCCCAACTATGCAAACCAAATGATAACACCTGATGAGTTGGCCAATGTATTGGAAGGGGTGCCGATGCCAGAGTCGACGAAAGATATAAGCTTGCAGGACATAGAGGTGGGCATGAATACCCCGAGTGTTTGGGGGCGAACTTTTAAGTTGCGATTTACCTCCCGAGCAACCGGGAGAAAGTTTGATATAAACCTAGGTGTTAATTTGACCAAGAGGGACCAAGAATAAGATGCCTTTTGATAAAAAGAAGCACTATTTATTAAAAAACACTAATTATAAACAGTATAATGGAGATATAAGGTATGGCATTTTTAGATAACTCTGGGGATATAATTCTTGACGCAGTCTTAACCGATACGGGGCGCCTGCGCCTGGCTCGTGGAGACGGCTCTTTTAGAATTGCAAAGTTTGCTTTAGGTGATGACGAGATCAACTATGGCCTGTATGACAAGGGAAACGCTAGTGGTTCCGCATACTATGATTTAGAGATTTTGCAAACTCCAGTTCTGGAGGCATTTACCAACAACACGTCATTTTTAAAATCAAAACTTATGACAATCGCCAGAACTAATTTGCTTTATTTGCCCATTATGGAAATTAATGAAAAGCAAGCTGGGCGTGAAATGAACTCTGTTCTCCAAACCTGGGTGGTCGCCGCAGACAACAACACTCTTACGCCCCTCGCCACGGCGGGGCACGCAGCTGTGGGGAACATTATTGAGGGCGCCAGTCCCAACCCTCAGCTATCTATTTGGCTAGATCAGGGTCTCGATACAACAGAGATCCCCTCCGGGTTCGCCTTAGACCCAGATTTAATTGAAAATCAGTATATTATAGAGATTGATAACCGGCTTGGACAGATAACAAATGCGGCCGGCGGCGTCCAATCCGTATCATTTATCGATGATGATAGTATTGCTAGTTATTACATCTCGCAGGTCGGTGGGAACATGATAACCTCTTTGCCCGGTGGTACCGACGCCAGCGATGCAGATTCGCCAATCACAGGCCCCCGCGGCACACGGCTGATCTTCAGCCTAAAGTCTTCAGTAGAACTACAGAGTAGTGAGTTTCTCTTTGATAGACTTGGTTCTACAGACACCACCAGCGCACTCGCAACTGCAGTCAAAGACGGCGGAGACGGTGGGACGAGTTATACAGGCTTGAAATACATTGATACAACGGTTCGAATCACAGGAGGACAGACTGGCTATCGCATTGATGTACCAGTTAGGTTCGTAAAAGTATATAACGCATAAAGGAAGCATGCAACAATGGCAACAACATTTAAGAATTTTTTAAATAGCGACCTCACAAACACAAGAACGCTATTACATGAAGCAATCCCGATGACGGGTTCGATTTTGTCAGGTACGTACATCACGAATACCGAAACAAATATCAAGAACTTTGGCCACGGGATGTTCCAATCAGTTTACGACTACCCTTATTTGAGTTCATCTGCTAACCACATCGTAGACATTACAGTTGGTATGAGCGCTTCCTCTGTTGTTTCCTCTTCCGAGTCCACCCTGGTTACCCAACAAGCCAAAAAGATCAATATTTACAACCAGATGGCCCAGGTACTCATGGGTTACAACGCTACTGGTTCTGCTATTCGCGGCTTTGATCGCGACGGTAACACAGCCGGCGGCTCAGATGGGCTAACCGAGGTTTTCTTCCTAAGCTTTTCTAGGCTCTTAACGAAGGACGAAATTAAGAAGGGCTCATTTAGTATGAGCCTTTACACTGGCAGTTCTGCAACAGGTGCAGTTACTAATTCTACCTTCATGACTGTCGCTGATCACAATGCGGCGAACAACTATCGCGTTAACTCTCCCGCAGGTGAGTATGGGCTGCTTCTGACCTCCTCGACAGCGCTCCTTGCCACGGATAAGGCCAACAGTAATGTTGCTGGCCTTGTTTTCTATCAGGCGGGTATCGTAGTTCTCACGGCAAGCGTGTTCAGTTCACCAGTGGCATTCAATACCGAATTTATGGATGTATATGGCGCCCAGCCGGCGCAGATTGGAAGTGGATCGGGCGGTCGAGGTTATTTTGGCTCCGCCATTACCGGATCTTCAAATATGGTTCAGCTTTTTGCGTCGCAGTCGATCTCCGGCGCCGCCGACGGGTTCAGAAGCCGAGTACGGGATATTAGCTTCAACAATACTACTGAGCTGAACTCGACCATTTACTTCTGCCGAGCTAACCATAACGAGTTTAACTACTCGTCAAACCCAACCTATGTCAATGGAAGCAAGATCGTTGTTAAAGACAACACCACAGACTTGCCCGTTTCATATATCACTACCATAGGCATGTATTCAGCAGATAACGAGTTACTGGCTATGGCGAAGATATCAGAACCACTTAAGAAAGATCCTAATACAGAGCTTACTCTGAGGGTGCGCTTAGATTATTAAGTGAAATGCATATATACAAGTTCAATGATGGCGATCTCCTAAACAACACAATTGAAACAAACCCTGAATGTACTTTCTATGTTTACGGCAGAACTCTTGTACACAATAACAGTCCCGCTATTTCTGGCGCCTTTACAGATCCAGTAAAACATGTCCCCCGCGGTTATGTGTCTCTTTACGAGATGAATGTCGACCGCGCGGCGGGCAATTTAATCTATCCTTTTATAACCAAGGACGGCTCTCAAGGCGCGTTCAATACCGTTAGTACGACCTCCTTCAACCAGTTCTCCTACGGCGATACCCTGACTGGCAGTTATCCTTTATCAGCCAGCATCTCCAAAGAATATTGGGGGCCCGTGTCAGACGCCTATGCCCGTACTTCTGGTTCGAATCATATTACATCGCTTGAGAACACATTAAACTATTATCGCTATTTGAGTCCTCATTATGCCTTTAGCTCTTCGGTGGGTATAGATCTACATTGGAACAAAGCAACCCAACAGTTGGGCCTTGTAAGTATCCCTTCTATCTTTTATGGCTCTTCGATCAAGAAGGGTTCCATGAATCTTAAGTTTTTTGTTTCCGGAACTTTAGTGGGTGAACTTCACGATGCAGGGAAGAACGGCGAGCTTATCCAGGTTGGCCCAACCGGCAGCAATGGTTCAGGAAGCGTAGCAGGCGTTGTTCTATATAACGAAGGGTTTTGTGTACTTACGGGGACATGGGATTTGACTGCGAATGGTACAGCCATGGGCCCAGCACACATAGAATCGTATGTTGGGGCTGCCTCCCCTCCTAACTGGACATACTTTGCAAATGGTGTAGGGACGTTTGGTGGTACGAATACACAGGTTGACGTGGCTGCCAGTTCTAGTTTTTATATGAAACTTGACGGGACTCAGCATATGCCTACGATCACCATGTTTGCAAGCGCCCCGCGCAACCACCTTGTACACTCCAATAACCGCACTTATCAGAATATCACCCAGTCTGCAACACCGGTCACTTCCGACGCCGGTTATTATGAGAACCAACAGGTGGCAATTAAGAATATTGCAAGCAGCTCTTTTACCGGTTATGATCAACCATACGAGAAGATTACATACATAAGCCGGGTTGGGATATATGATGAAGATAAAAACTTGATTGGAGTAGCCAAATTAGCGAATCCGGTGAAGAAAACTGCTTCTAGAGAATTTACATTTAAATTAAAATTGGACATATGATTTTAGGACTAGACGTCTCTACGTCAATAACAGGCGCAACTGTTGTTGACAAGAACGGAGAAATATTATTTTGCGAATCTTGGGATACCAGGAATAAGAAGCGCTTCCCTACTTTATGGGATAAGGCAATTTTCATTGAAAATAAACTGAAAGACGTAAAGGTAAGGAGAGGATACGATATCGAAAAGGTTTATGTGGAGGAATCCTTACAAACCTTTAAGTCCGGATTCTCATCAGCTAAAACTTTATCAACTCTTGCCAAATTCAACGGCATCGTTAGTTTTACGTGTTACAAGGTTTTTGGTTTGCAACCAGAATTTATTGGAGCTTCATCAGCCCGAAAGCTGTGCGGTATCAAGGTCGAAAGGGGTCGCAAAGCCAAGGAAGTCGTTTTGGAACATCTTCTTGACAATGAACCAAGTTTTAGTATAGAATATACAAAACACGGTAATCCAAAACCGGGCTCTTGGGATCGATCGGACTCGATCATTATTGCGAGAGCAGGTCTGAAGAAATGGGAAAGTGGGAACTAGTTACTGGTATGCAGCTTTTTTTTGAAAATTGGCGTGCATACTTGGGCGAGGGAACTGGCATTACTCCTTTTCAACTTTACGTCGATTTAGACGGAGTACTTGTCGATTTTCAGCGTGGTGCTACGGAGGCCATTAACATCGATTTAAAGGCGCCTGAGAGCGTCCCTGAGCGTCTTAAGAAGAGGTATGATAAAATGGCTAGGGCCCTAGAGGAACTTGGCAGAGATCCACAGAATCAGGAAGATTGGAAAATCACCGCAGAGGATTTTGACAAGAAATCGCCAAACAGAATAAACGCCGTGAGAAATTATATGTATCCCAGACTTCAGGATGATTTGCAGTTCTGGTCTGAACTGAACTGGATTGAACCTGACGGACGCGTGCTTTGGGAACTAGTCAAAGATGTTGAGCCTCCACCTGTTATTTTGACATCGCCTATGCATGGTCAAGCTTCCCATGAGGGAAAAGAGTTATGGGTGCAGAATGAGGAGAATTTAGGGCTGCCCTTGGAGCGTGTCATCGTCGAGAGAGATAAGTTCAAATATGCGGTCGATGATTCTGGCACACCAAATGTACTTATCGACGACACTCCTGAAAAAATTGCGTTGTGGGAGCAAGCCGGCGGCATCGGTATTCTACACACTTCGATGACGGATACTTTGAAAGAGCTAGCAGGCCTGGGAGTGGGTGCCGAGCCACCGGAGGAGACGCCAGAATGAAACCATATCTTAAAAAGTGGCACAAATATATCAAAATTGATGAAATGGCCACTCGCTGGAAGGAAGAAGGACTTGAAGGTCCGTATCCACTAGGGTCAGGAGAAATGGGGGGAACTCTCGATGTTTTGAAGCAATACGTTACTCCTGATGACGAGAAAGCAACTCATTTTATTCACTTTGGTGGGGTTGGAGAGCGAGACGTCTCCCCGGTAAAGAAGAAGGCCGCTTCATGGTCCAATCAGATGGTGGCGGATCCTAAACTGGGTCCTGCAAAAGATGTTAGTGCTGGCACTCGACAATCAAAACACGGCCCCCAGTTCAAGTTTGGCGTCAACCCGTCTTCCCAATATAACACCCCATATGGAATATATTCTTATCCCCTCAATCAAAGTATCTTTAGACAACTTGCAGACGGGACACTGCCATTTGCTCAAAACGAGCCTTATATTCTATTGTTTAAAGTGATGGAAAACCTTCCTCTAATATACACCTCGCAAGATATTCCTGATGATGAGTATAAAGAATATGTTCAGAAGCTTTTCTCAGACGAGATGCTTGAAACTGAAAGGGAGTCGAGGTACAAGCGTG